CTAACCCCGTGGTAAGAGGTAATTTCATATGGAGGAAGAAAGACGAAGAGGTTGTGTTCTCCCCAGACCCAAACGGTAGGTTTAGGGTGTCCTGGATGCCCCCCGATCATCTGAGGAATCAGAAAAAAGACGATAGAGGTAAGAAGATAGCCCCTAACAGTCATATAGGCGTTGGAGGGGTTGACTCATATGATTTAGACGCTACAGTGGACGGGAGGGGTTCTAAAGGCGCTCTACATATGTATAATAAGTTTAGCATGGACGCCCCTGCTAATATGTTCGTAGTGGAGTACGCTTCTCGTCCAGACCTAGCCAGCATCTTCTATGAGGATGTTTTGATGTGCGCCTTCTTTTACGGGTATCCTTTACTTGTAGAGAACAATAAGTACGGTATCGTAAGGTACTTTGAATCAAGGGGTTACGACGGCTACTTAATGGACCGACCTGACTTCTTAAAGACAGGCAACTCATCGGTAAACGTAAGGACTAAAGGCATCCCATCTAACTCACAGGACGTGATACAGTCTCACGCCCAGGCTATAGAGGCTTACATACACGATCATGTAGGTATAAAAGCTGAGACTGAGGAGTTTGGAAATATGTATTTTAACCGAACTCTAGAGGACTGGATTGCGTACAAGATAGATAAGCGCACTAAGTTTGACTTGACTATTAGTTCTGGATTGGCCCTTTTAGGGGCTCAGAAAGCCAAGAAGGAAAAGGTGATTTCCAACTTTACCGACAAGAAGTTTTTTAGGACCCACAAGCCCAAAGCCTGGCACTTCTAGTTTTACTATATTTGCATTGGAGTTATAATAACTCAGCTCATTGCAAATGCACAGTAACAACAAAAAATCTAATTTTCCAGACCCGCTGGCCTTGTCTGAGCAAAAGCAAAGCAAGACTTACGGTCTTAGCTACGCTAAAGCTGTATATAAGCAGTGGGGCAAGATGGATCAACAAAACTCCATCTTTGGGAAAAGAAAGAAAACCTTTGAAAGAAACCGACGCTATGCGAACGGAACTCAAGATACAGCTATTTACAAGTCTCTTCTTACTTCATTAGACCCAAATAACGGCGATGGGAGTATGCTCAATATTGACTTCACCCCAGTGCCTATCTTGCCTAAGTTTGTTAGGATTGTAGTAAACAAAATCCTGTCTTTATCCCCATATCCAAACCTGGAGGCTATCGACCCTCTTTCTTCTTCTGAAAAAGACGCAAGCAGAAAAAAGGTAGACATGCTTGTTCAGTCTAAAAGAATTATTTCTAAAATAGAAGAAAAAACAGGGGTTTCTATAGGCATGAGCTCTGAGCTGATACCAGAGTCTTTGGAGGAGTCTGAGATATTTATAGACAATAACATAAAGTCTTCTTCTGAGATAGCCGCTCAACTTGCGACTAACTTAACTCTAGAGTGGAACGACTTTAATGACTCTACTTTACGTAGATGTGTAAACGATCTTGCCATTACAGGAATGGCGGTTGTAAAGCGATCTAACGACCCCAGCTACGGGATTAAAACTGACTACATTGACCCTGTAAATTTTGTTCACAGTTTTACGGAAGATCCAGACTTTGGAGACCTTACGTATGCTGGTCATGTGAGGTATGTCCCCATCCATGAGTTAAAGCGCATGGCTGGAGATCAGTTTACAGAGGAGGAGTTTAAAGAGATAGCTGATAAGGCTCAGAAGAAGTACGGCTATGATGCTAGTAAGATGAATCAATCTTCTTACGACAGAGTAAACAACCAGTCTAACTTTGGTTACGACGAGTATATGGTTGAGGTCCTTGATTTTGAGTTTATGTCAGTCGATTGTGAGTATTTTGAGAATAAAGAGAGCAGACACGGTAACGTAGGTTTTTACTCTAAGGGGGAGGCTTATAAAGGACCGAAGAACTCTGTATTTAACAGAGATGTAGTAAAACTTGAGTCTGCTTCCGTGTACGGAGGTTGTTACGTCTTGGGGACTGACTTCTTATTTAATTATAGCAAGAAGAATAACATTCCAAAAAACATTCACGATATCTCCAAGACTAATCTATCGTACTCGGTTTGCTCTACTAACATCCTCGACATGATGCCTAAGTCTATGGTTGATAGCTGTATCGGCTTTGCTGATCAGTTGCAGCTTACGCACTTAAAGATTCAGCAGGCGGTCTCTAAGGCTAAGCCAGACGGTATCATTATTGATATTGAAGGCTTAGAAAACGTTCAGCTAGGAAAAGGCGGAGAGCTACAGCCCCTTGACCTTCACGATATTTACGAGCAGACTGGTGTGTTCTACTATAGAAGTAAGAACCCAGAGGGAGGATTTCAGAATCCACCCATCAGGGAGATTGGAAACAGTATCCGAAACATAAATGAGTTGATTGGGCTGTACAACCACTATTTAAAAATGATTCGAGATGCTACTGGCATCAACGAAGTCATGGATGCCTCTTCACCAAAAGGAGACGCTCTTGTGGGTGTAAGACAGCAGGCCCTGGCTGCTGCCAACAACGCGATATACGACATCACCAACTCTTCTATGATTCTTTATAAGAAGGTTTGCAGTGATGTGGTTAAGTGTCTTCAGGTAATCCATCCAGACTCCGTTCTTTACAGAATATACGAAAACTCTATAGGCAAAGAGAATATGTCTGTTTTGAGCTCCTTTAGAAACCTCTCTATGTACAACTTTGGAGTAAGGGTGATAAAAGAGATGGAAGAGGGTGAGCGTCAGTATTTGGAACAGAACATTCAAATAGCTTTGTCTCAAAAAGAGATAGATCTGGAGGATGCTATTTCTGTAAGGCAACTGAAAGATATAAATCAAGCTGAAAGACTTCTTGTTGTTAGGCGTAAAAAAAGAATGGCTATGAGTCAGCAGGTCGCAATGCAAAACTCTCAGCAACAAGCTCAGATCCAGCAGCAGTCAGCGCAAGCTACTTCACAAGCAAAACAACAAGAGATGCAATTGCAGTCTCAGCTTACCGCTCAGGAACTTCAGCTTAGAAGCGAGCTTGAAGCGAAACTTGAAGGGGTTAAGCATGAGTTTAATAAAGAGATAGAAATGATAAAGGCTCAGGCCGCAGAGTCTAGATCTAAACAAGATAGAGACCTTAAGTCTAGTTCGGATTTAGAAAAAGAAGACAGAAAAGACGCTAGGGTAAAGAAGCAGGCCGTTGAGCAAAGCAAGTTGCTTTCTCAGCGTCAGGGAGAGAGAGGTGAGCTTCCAGAAGAATCAGGAGATATAACATCAGAGATACTACAGTAATGGCAAATACTTTAAACCTAGATAGATCGCAAAGGCTAGACGTCGTTTGCAAGCGTGGTGATACGTTTAAGATGAACCTTGAGTTAAAGGATGACGACGGGGTAGCTATTGACTTAAATGCAGTTACTGGTTCCGTTTCATCAACAAATCCCTTGTATGTGTTTAAGATGGAAGTTCGAGCTGCCGATACTGATGATGTTGATGGAACTGGAACTGGAGGATATCTCATTCAAAAATATGCTGATATAGTTACCGCTTCTGGTACCGACACAAGAACTGCAAGTTCTGCTCCCACTACTACAACAAATTTAGCTCAATTTAAGATCTTACACTCAGCTATGTCTGTTCTTCCCGCTGGTGTTTATGTTTATGACATTCAAAAACATTTAATTTCTACTGCTCCTACTTACAGTTCCGCAGCAAATACAACTCTTAATTCGCTTACTGATAATAATCTACATGACGTAGAAACAATTTTATACGGGGTGTTTACAGTAAACGAAGACATCACTCTTTAACACATACCAATGGCTAAGATAAATGTATCGGTCTCTTCGAGTAGCTCGAAGCCTAACGTAACTGTATCTAAAGGCCCAGTTGGTCCTCAGGGTGAGCAAGGAATTCAGGGTGAGGCGGGTCCCCAGGGGGTAGAAGGGTCTGTATCTTCAGTTAACGATATACCAGAGTTTGATCTTGACCTGGATGTAAATAATTTAAACGCAACCGTTCTTCCAACTGGCGCTTCTGTATCTTCCAGAAGTAGTAGGTACCTTGTTTGGGATCCTTCAGTTAATAAGGTGGTTCTTAATGAAGATGGCGCAGGCCAAAACGCTTCCTATGTCTTTACTGCCTCTTCTGGATCTCCTCGCCCATCAGGTCAGTTTGTCACTGGAAACGTAGCCTCTACTGATGGCGGATCAGTAGACGGCATAGATACTGCTAACGGCGTTGTGTCTATTAACCACTCTGGTCAAATAGATAGTAGCTTAAATCTTTATGTTAACGGAGACACTAGGGTTAACGGCGCTATTGAAGTAGGTACTGATAGCACAACCGCTTATTCTTTACCCTCTGCCGACGGTACAGCAAACCAAATACTAAAAACAGACGGAAGAGGTGCCGTTTCTTTTACTGATAATTACATGGACCTTGATGGCTCACAGGTGGTTTCAGGTCAAAAGCTTTTCTCTTCTAAGCCTTTATTTACTTCTGGGATTCAGGTAAACGCTGGCGGAATAGACGTAACTGGATCTTCACAGCTTGGCTCTGCTACTTTTTCAGGAACCTTAAACGCTCAGCAATTAACATTTATTAATAACGGAACATCTATAATCGCCCCAACAACATCTGGGCCTTTACTTCCAGATGACCTTGAAATTAGGTCTAACGGCAACATACTTGTAAAGCTAGACACAGACAACAACGAGTCTGATCAGAAGTTTACTGTCGTTGACTACAATGATGCTGAGCGGTTTAGCGTACAAGAAGACGGCGCTGTAAGAATATCTGACGCTTACAACCTCCCCTCTTCTGACGGAACGGCTGGTCAATTCTTAAAGACGGACGGGTCTGGAAACATATCATTTGCTGCGGCTTCTTCCCTTGCTTTAGGTACAACATCTACCACCGCACTTGCTGGAGACACAACTACCATTAGCACAACTCAAGCTTCTGAGATTGCCGCCAACACACTTAAGGTTGGGATCACTACTCAACAGGCGGCAAACATAGTAGCTAATAATGCGAAGGTCGGGATCACTACTCAACAGGCTTCAGATATAGTAGCTAATAACGCCAAGACAGATACTAATATCTCTAATGCAGATTTAACATTAGATGACAATAGGACTGTGGACATGAGTAACAATGATTTTATCATTAATCCTAATGGCGGGCAATTTGAAATCAATGATTCGAGCGGTTTACCAGACGCTGCTGAAATTCAAGTTAGTCAGGGAAATGTAGATATCGCTGGAACTCAAGTCTCTATTAACGGTATAGATTATCCAGCGGTTGACGGATCTGCTGGTCAGTTCCTTAAGACAGATGGTAGCGGTAACTTATCTTTTAGTGATGTAGCTCAATCCATAGATGGTTTAACAGATGTAGACACCACTACTACAACCCCATCAGACGGCCAGGCATTGGTGTGGAATGACACGAATAGCGAGTGGGAGCCAGGGAGTGTGGGCATTGATGGATTGGTTACTTCATTTGATGGTGACGATATAAGGGCTTGGAGGCCTCGATTGGGTGAATTTGGGGTGGATGCATCAGCAGCTGATGACGGCAGCGTAAACCTAGCTTTAGGCGAAGGGCACCCAAGAGATCTTTACTTTAAGCCAGACGGAACTAAGTGCTATATAGTTGGTAACGGAGTTGATGACATCCACGAGGTTCCTCTTGCTACGGCTTGGGATCTTCAGAGTGCTGTAGTGGCTAATATTGTTGATGTTGACCTCGCTGGTTCGTCGTCTATTGGAGGTGGCGGACATGAAGGACAACTGTATGGCATTCACATTGCTGATGACGCAAGCGACTCATCAACCTATGGGAAGAAATTCTTTATTATTGGTAGTCAGCGCGATGAAATTCAAGAGTACACAGCTACCGCCGCTTGGGACGCCTCGACTATATCAACAGCAGCAACTAATAGGCTGTATGTTGGTTCGCAAGATGGGAATCCCTCCGCCCTGAGATTTACTCCAGATGGTCAGACTATTTACGTTTTAGACGGAGATAACGACGCAACCCCAAGGTGTAGGGTATGGGACTTAACTACCGCTTGGGATTTGAGTACGGCTACTTATAATTCATCTAAAGACATAACATTTTCTACCGTCGATAGAAACGCAAGAGGTCTAGACTTTAATTCTGATGGGTCTGTGGTTTACATCACCACGACATCAAGTAACGTACATCAGTATAGCCTTTCGACTGCGTATGACATCACCACGCTTTCTTATGTTAGGTCTATTTATACGGGTACACTTAGAGCTTTTATTCACCAACCCGCAAACAATCACGTCGACGAACTATATAAGACCTTAGAGGGTATTTATTTCGTTAAAAGCGAAACAGATCAATACGTTTTTCTTTTATACAACAACGGCGACGAGATAATCACGTTAGATAGAACTGGATTGATTCAGTCAAGTGACACTGTTTTTGATGGTTTGGTGACGGCTAATTCCCTTAATGTAAGTGGAACAAGTATCATAGGAAGTGTAAAATTCGTCGGAGGAGTTGTGATGGGGGCGCCATATATCCAAGCCGCTATGAACTGGAATGGGTTTAACTCTGGGCCAATAAAAGGTGCAACTAGCAGCCATGATGCTTTAACCTGCGGCTCCTATGTAAAATCTATAGGGTTTACGGATAGCATCCAACAAAACCCAGACAGTCACGATTTAAACAATACCGTGACTGGAACTTGGCTTCACAGGCCAGTCGATCCTCAATCTGCAGCTAACAACATCATGATTCCAGCCAGTTCTGGAACTATCAGACTAGACACAGAAATTTACTACCTTAACAGGTTCAACTCTGAATCTGCCAGTAAAGTAACGGGGGCTACTGAGGATATAGAATACTACTATACAGCAAGAGCGGACGGGCAGGGATTACATAAAAAGCTTTTGGGATCGTTACCAGCTCCTGGTCAGACCCTGACTAGAACCAGTTACTATTCTGATAAAGCGTTTGCCGATCCAGACACAGCGTCTGATTGGACTCAAGGGACTGTGTATTCGTCCACAGCTTTAGATTCTGCTATATCGCAGTCTAATGATGCCATTCTTAATGTTCAATCAACTGGCACGCCTCCCCTTTCAACTAAGATCGTTGTCGCTGGATATCTCGGCGCTTCAGGTCTTGTTGTAGGCGATTCAAACGGGTTTGGCGGAACCTCTGTTGCCTATAGTCTAAGACTTTTAAACAACTTTTACGGAGGTGCTGCCATTCGTGTGGTTAACGACAGCGATGTTGAGGCTGATATAGGCTTTAACTCTAGCCTTGAGTTAGACACTACAGCTCTTTTGAACCACTGCGGAAGTGGCGATGGATACCTTGTAAAGTGGTACGATCAGGCTAAGGGCGGTTCTACTGGCGATGGCAATGACGCCACCTGGGAAAGCAGTACGTCGTACTCAAGCAGGAAGCCGCAGATTGTTTCTTCTGGTTCTGTTATCACAGATAATGGAAAGCCCTGCATCGAAACTATTGACGCAGGAATGGTTATGGATGAGCAGTTTAGTGCCTCTAATGAGTACGACTTGTTCTTCGTTGCTCAAAAAACTCTAAATAATAATAATCACGGTATGATTTGGGGCACTCAAACTGGGAATGATTGCAGGGTGTGGCTGGTTGACTACAGGCTGTATTTAGAGGTTAACAACGGAGAGAATAATAAGGGCAACTACGGTGACGGTGGGGCTAACACGAGTTTTTATGAAATGGGTCAGCTTATCCTTAACGTAAGGAGAGATGGGTCTGATGTAAACACAGCTCAAAGGAATGACGTGGTTGGTGATCACAACTACACGCGAAACGGCGCCATGAAGACTGACAGAATCCTTAACGCCTGGAACAACAAGCAGTACTCTTTTGCTGGTAATGTACAGGAGATCATCATGCTTGACGGTGATAAGTCTTCTGAGCGTTCTGCTATCCAATCTAATCTCAACACATATTACAGCGTTTACTAATGGCTATAAATTTTGACAGCGACACCAATAAGGTGAATATTACCGTTCCAGCACCTACTACTGTAACTGTAACGGAGAAAGGAATAAAAGGAGATGCAGCTACGGTAACGGCTGGTACAGTAACTACTGTTGCTGAGGGTCAACCAGCAGTTGTGGTAAACTCAGGCACAACTAAGGATGCTGTATTTGATTTCTCTATCCCTACAGGACCTAAAGGGGCAACTGGAGATACAGGGGCTCAGGGCATCCAAGGAGATATCGGACCTGATGGTCCTCAAGGCATTCAAGGTCCGCAAGGCGAACAAGGAGATACAGGTCCTATAGGTGCTACAGGATCTCAAGGGTCTACTGGTGCTACAGGGGCTCAAGGACTTCAGGGGGAACCTGGAACCAATGGATCAGACGGGGCTGATGGAGTTGGCATCCCTTCGGGGGGTACAACGGGTCAGTCTCTTGTGAAGGTTGATGGAACAGACTATAACACTCAGTGGAGTGAAATAGACACATCTCAGTGGACAACCGCAACGAACGACATATACTACAACACAGGTAACGTAGGTATCGGTACGGCTACACCTTCTGAGGTTTTGCACGTAAACGGAAATGTAAAAGTTGCAGGAAAGATAGCAACTCCAAACGCTATTGCGATAGGTTCGGGACATGTCGGAAACGTAGGCGGATCTTATTCTATACACATAGGTCATGATGCTGGTAAAAACGATTCAGGAGCGTATAATGTCCTTATGGGGTTTCAGGCTGGCGCCTTTCATAGCAAATCAGAGCGTATATCAATAGGGTATAGGGCAAAAGCAGGAAACTATTCCGTAGCTCTTGGCAGTGATTCGTCTAACGGAAGCAGTACCGACTACTCTGTTTTAGTTGGTAACAAAACCGCTCAATATACTACAGGAGCCAAAAACGTAGCGGTCGGCTATGAGGCCGCAAAGGGCGTTTCAGGTACCTCAACCTTCGCCAGCACAGTAGCCGTCGGCTACCAAGCCTTAACTGCGCTGACTACTGGGGCTGGAAATACAGCTGTTGGGTATCAGGCGGGGGACGCTTTAACTACACAAGGTCAAAACACGCTCGTTGGATATCAAAGCACTGCCACCGCAAACCAAGGCACAGCGATTGGATATGATACATCGGTAGCCTTATCTGGTATCGCTATCGGACGGGGCGCAGAGACAACAGGTTCAAACGCTGTTGCAATTGGTGTTGTTGCGCGAGCTGGTTATGAAGCAGTGGCAGTTGGTCACGGTGCAAATGGAAATGGGGCGCTGAGAAACGTCGCTTTAGGTTACTATGCGGCTGGGGCTACATCAGGCACTTACAACCACGCTATTGGGTATCGCACAATTCGATATACAAGCGGTAATAACAATTCAGCGGTAGGAGCATTTGCCCTTGAGGGTACCTCAGGCTCCTCTACCTTCTCCAATACAGTAGCTGTCGGATATCAAGCCTTAACTTCGCTGACTACTGGGGCTGGCAATACAGCTGTTGGGTATTTATCTGGATCTTCTTTAACTACTGGAGGTTACAATGTGCTCATAGGTCAATCCGCTGGAGACAGCATAACTAATGGGACAAACAATGTTGCGCTTGGCGTTAATGCGCTTGGAACGGGTAACCACGGGAATAGCATAGCCATTGGTCGTGATGCAATTGGTAGCGCTGCGTCTTCTAATAGCATCGGCATTGGAACAAGCGCTGGTAGATATTCAACGGGGGGAACTAATACTTTAATTGGGGTTAATTCTGGAATGGGCGTTTATGGATCGTCAGTCTTTAATAGCGCAGTAGCAGTTGGTAACCTAACATTAGCATCATTAACTACAGGATTTGCTAATGTAGCGATTGGGTATCAAGCTGGGACTGCTTTGACTACAGGAAATCATAACACAGCGATTGGGCATCAAGCAGGTATATCCTTAACAACCTCATCCAAAAATACAGTTATTGGCTTCGAAGCGGGTAGCTCTCATTCAAGTCACTCAACCTCCGTAACAGCAATAGGTTATCAAGCAGGAAAATCAACAACATCAGGTGGGGTTTTTATAGGTAGTCAAGCAGGTATAAATGTTAATAACTCAGGAAATGTTTTAATTGGTGATGGTTCTGGAAGTAGTATTACTAGTGGTAATGGTAATGTAGGAATTGGGAGTAGTGCATTAAAAAGTGCTTCAATTCAAAATGTTGGGGTGGGTTCTGAAACAGGAAGGTATGGGGCTGGGAGTAACTCAGTTTTAATAGGTTACCAAGCTGGAAGAGGAAGCTCAGGAAACCCAGTAAGCCAGACTACTCTGTTAGGATATAAGGCAAATTATTTAGGTAATGGTAGTAATGACGTTATGGTTGGGAGAAATGCTGGTGTTTCACTAACATCTTCTAATGGGAATATTTTAATAGGGGATAATGTAGCATCAACAGAGACATCTTTAAATAACAAACTCTATATAGAAAACAGCAATTCAGTTACTCCGCTTATCTACGGGGAGTTCGATAATGACATCGTAAGAATAAATGGCACGCTACAAGTAGGTGATCCAGCAGGGACAGGGTACGCCTTACCTGCGGCTACAGGAACTACAGGTCAGATACTTTCTGTAAACGCTAGCGGAGACCTTGCTTTTGCAGCGGCAGGAGGAGGAGGATCCAACACCAACTTAGCCAATACCAACCTTACACAGAGCGGCAATAGAAATTTTGACCACGATGGCAGCACGCTAACGTTTGACTTGAACGATGGCGGCATATTTAAGGTTACAGACAATAGCGACCCTGGTTTCGGGGTTAACCTTGAATGCCACAGCGGAACCACGTTTATTCACGACTTACAATATCCTACATCTGACGGTACTTCGGGTCAAGCGCTAACGACCAATGGATCAGGAGTTCTGTCATTCACTACGGTAAGCGGTGGGGGCGGGTCTGGAGGCATTGGAACTGCCGATCAAACTCTTGATGCTGATAGAACTATAGACACCAACGGATACAACCTTGATATTGAGCTTGATCCTACGGGTACGGCTGACACCTTCACTATCCACGACGGAACACATGATCTCTTCCAGGTAGATACTAGCACGAGCGGTACGCTGTTTGGTGTTAATGATGTTTCTGGTCTCCCTATGTTCCAGAGCAACTCTGACGGAACTATGGCTTTGCCTCAGATCCTCACAGCTGCACCAACAGGAACTGCAACTGAGGGTACTATGCAGTTAGGTATCGTGTCTGGTACGTGTTACCTTTACGTGTACATCAACGGTGGATGGAAGAGCACCACTTTAACTTAATATCATGCATTTCGATAACAGACACTACGTAGTCTTTGACCTCTCAGAGGTAGACACGATCGACTTCTCAGAAGTCATGGAGACATCAGCAGATACGCTGAGAAAGAACTTAGCAGGGACTCAGAGCTTTGTGAAGTATGAAAGTGACATGCCCGCTTCGGTAACAGCTTTGACGACGCGCAGTCAGGAGTACACTCATGAAGATATTCTTACGCTGCTGGCTGGGACTGATTGGACTGACCCTAACGCAGACATCATCTAAATGGGTGGGTTTGCAAATAACGCACCTATCGTAACCGATGGGTTGGTGTTCTACGTTGATGCGGGGAATGATAACTCGTATCCTGGGAGCGGGACTACGTGGACTGATTTAGCAGGTAGTAATAATGGAACATTAACAAATGGACCCACATTTGATTCTGGGAATGGTGGAAGTATTGTATTTGATGGGAGTGATGATTCTGTACCTATAGATGTTAGTAATATATTCCCCACAGGTAATCAATCCCATAACTTATCTATTAACTGTTGGGTTAAATTACCAAATACCACACAAAACGTAATATTTTTTGGCTCTAGATATGGAGATAGGGTTTATTTAATGATGAAGTCTGGAAAATGGACTATAGGATGGGGAGGAGGAAATCAACTAGGTGTTATTGATGCTACTACAAACTGGACAAATGTATGTGCCTCTATTGCTAATGGAGTTGCAACACTTTATGTTGATGGAGTAAGCGACGCTACAAAAACAGACACTTCATTATCAATTCCCTCAATTCTTCCTATTGGTGCTTATTATTATAATGGAGTATGGAACCCTGGTCAATCTTACCCAAATTCAATATCTAATGTGAGTTTTTATAACCGCACCCTCTCTGCCTCTGAAATCACCCAAAACTACAATGCTTTAAAAAACCGTTTCGTATGAGCGTGAAGAGTAACATAGGGGTAGTAACCGATGGACTTGTATTTGCGGTAGATGCTGCTAATTATGAGTCGTATCCTGGCAGTGGTACTACTTGGACCGATTTAGCAGGTAATAATAATGGTACCTTAAAAAATGGACCTACATTTGATTCGGGAAATGGTGGCAGTATTGTATTTGATGGGACGAATGACAGAGTTAATCTATCTACATCTACCAGCCTCCCAGGAGATTTTACAGCACTCGCTATTACCAAAATTCCTTCATTAACTCCTAGTTCAAATTGGGCTATGTTTTTTGGGGCTGCCGATACTGATAACTTTATAGCTGTTACAAATGATTTTGCTACTTTAAGAGTCCAAAGCAATAATAGCACGAATAGTGATTTAAATTCTATATCATATCCTTCTAATGAAATAGTTATGTTACAAGTTACTCAAGAAGGGAATAGTAATTATTGGTGGATTAATAACACATATTTAGGCACTTCATCCAATGGTAGTTATGATGGTATGGAAATTACGCGTTTAGTTTCTTACGCAGATGGGAATAACTTAGGAATGTGGGCTGGTAATTATTATTATGCCTCTTTATATAATAGAGCACTCACCTCATCAGAAATCCTCCAAAACTACAACGCCCTAAAAAACAGATTCGTATGAGTTACAGTTTCGGTAAAAGTATAGTGACGGATGGGTTGGTGTTCTACGTGGATGCAGCTAATGGTAATAGCTATTCAGGGTCAGGAACCACATGGTCCGACTTAGTGGGTAACACTGATGGTACTCTAAAAAACACACCTACGTTCGATTCTGGCGATGGGGGTAGTTTTTACTTTAATGGGTCTAATGAATATACGGATATAAAATCCCTTGTCATACCTGCTAACATTACAGTTTCTGCATGGATTAACCCAAGTGCAACCACTTCGGCTGGCCAAATATTAACAAGCGATGACTCGGCAGTATCTATTAGAAACTGGCAGTTTTTGATGGAGGCAGATAACAAAATAAGGGCCATTGGTTTCCATACATCTGGAAACCAAAATCTTCAGTTTGTAACTACAGATACTATCCCAGATGATACTTGGACGATGGTTTCTTTTACATCGGATGGAACCAATATAAAGATCCAATTCAATGGGGTTGAAAAAGCCACAGGTAGCTTCCCCTATAGCTTACTAGGTAATGGGTCTACTGGTGATGCACTTATAGGCGCTAGAAAGAGCTCTAGTTTAGCTGCTTTTTTTAATGGTAAAATAGCGGTCGTACAGGTATATGACAGGGCTCTTTCCTCTACAGAGATACTTCAAAACTACAACGCACTAAAGAATCGATTTATTTAATTATATTTGCACTTATAAAACAACATTATGGCATTTACATTTCAATCGAAATCCTGGTCTATCGCAGGTGAGAAAGAGTTCGAGAATCACTTTACTATTCTAAACCCAACCCTATCTGTTATGCAGGTAAGCGTTCATGAAGAGAACGTATACATTAGCATGAAAGCAGTAGAGAACGGGGGCGTATTCGAACACAACCTTAATGTTCAGTACAATAACTCTGCTGGAGAAACAGATTTAGACGTGATCGTAGATTCAGCTGTATCTCAGGCATTTCCTGAAGCTACACTGAACAGCTGATAATCAGAAGCTTACAATACAATGAAGGCCCCTAGTGGGTCTTTTTTGTTTTTATTATATTTGCGGTATGCGCTGTTGCAAAAAATACAAAAAGGGAGGCAATGTAAGCCTCAAGATGGGCAAGCATAAGTCTCGTTCTGGCGGACTTACTGCCGCTGGTGTAAAGAAGTATAACGCAGAAACAGGTAGCAACCTGAAGACTGCCGTTACTACACCCCCATCTAAGCTCAAGAAAGGAAGTAAGGCAGCGAAAAGAAGAAAGTCTTTTTGTGCTAGGATGTCTGGCGTGAAAGGACCTATGAAGAAGCCTAATGGTAAACCAACCAGGAAGGCTCTTGCGTTACGGAAGTGGAACTGTTGATTAAGAAGTTGAGATGCCAGAAAATATTTCTCATTTTGAATTCCTGCTCGTTGCAGGATCTTTAGTAGGTGGTTGGGTGAAGTTTCACTCTGACTATAGTAAGCTGTCGGCAAGGGTTTCCGCACTAGAAGCGGATAGCGGTGAGTTCCGAGAAGATGTAAAACAGCTTCTAAAAGACATCCAGGAGATCAAGCTCTTGCTTGCAAAGAATCAAATGCAATGAATGCAGTCAAGTACAACAAAGGAGGTAAGTTAAAGGTAAGCTCAGCTACTAAGTCTGTTCCTGCTCCTGATGGTTTTCACTGGATGCTAGATCGAGGTAGGTATTTTCTAATGAAGGGGGATTACAAACCTCATCCTGGGGCCGTAAAGGAAGCTAAATTTAAATTAGCAAGCCATGAGAGTTAAGAAGGGATGCGGTTGCGGTTGTGAAAGTTACAAGAAGGGCGGTACCGTCAAGGATGCCTGTTATAGAAAGGTAAAATCTAGATACAAAGTTTGGCCGTCCGCTTACGCTTCTGGGGCTTTAGCTAAGTGTAGAAAGGTGGGATCTAATAACTGGGGTAATGGCGGTAAGAAAAACTAAGGCTGGATTAAACCTTAAGCGCTGGTTTAAAGAAGACTGGCAAACGGAGTCTGGTGAAAAAGATACTGGAGGAAAACGAAAGACCTTCAGACCAACAAAAAAAATATCTTCTAATACTCCAACTACGTGGAGTGAGTTAAGCCCCTCTGAGAGAAGAGCCGCCAGAAGGAAGAAAAGAAAAGAGGGTAGAGTTGATAGATTTAAAGTGAAGAAGAAGCCTAAAAATTAATTGTTATATTTGCATTTATATAAACAACAATAATGGCTACAACAACCGCAACAATTACACTCTCTAGCGCTGACCTCACGGGCGATGCTTTGTCCCTAAATACTACAGCTACTTTAACTAAGGCTGGGGTAACTACTGGACTAGATCAAACCACTGGGGTAGCTCGGAAGTTTTACGCTAGTGCATCGACTGCCGCAAAGTTGATCGATGCTGCTGACTATACAGACTCTAAAGCTCACAAGGTTTACATTAAGAATACCTCAACCACTGCTGCTGAATTCATTACCATTGAGTTGGGTGCATCTAACTTAAACTTGGGTAGTCTTTATGCTGGCGATTGGGCTTTCTTCCCATGGGATGGATCAAACGATATTGATATTGATACCAGCTCTGTCAACATGACTGTTGAGTACATGGTAATCTTTGAAGCATAATGGCAACTATTAGAGTCTCTTTAGGCTTAAGTAGTGCTGATGTAATGAGCAGCGCTTTGAATCTTTCTACTTCAATCAACCTTGAGGCTGATGCGGGTAGTATGATTAGAGCTAAGGTGGCGCAAACTTCCGTTAACGCTAGTGCTCTTGTTGTCTATAAAGCAGATGACAAGCTCACATCAGCGTATATGTATGTTCAGAACCTTGATTCTGAGCAAGAAAACTTTATCTATATCTACCAAGATTCAGATAACGATGATCTCGTAGCTAAGATTGGAGGAGGTGAATTTGCTTTTATCCCTGTTGCGGTGGATAAAACGTTCAAGTGCTACGCCACGAAAGTTGATACTATGGTCGAGTATGGGGTATTCGGATTGGATAGCTCAGCTGTGACTTTGGCATAAAAACATAATTTAATTTTAATGGAAAACGAATTTGAAGGAATCGGTAAGATTGAAACCTTTGACTCACCAGAAGCTGTAATGGCTTCTATGGAGCCTGAGGCTACCGAGCAACCTGTAGAGCAGGCTGCGCAAGAACAGACTATTCAAGAAACGGTTACACAACCTGCTGTTGAGGAGCCTGTACAAGAGAATACAGAACAACCAGTTGAGGCTGAACAGCAAGAGATCGCTGAGCCATCAACTACATCAGAGCCTTCACCACAGGAAGTCGAGTCTGCAGTAATGGATTTCTTAAGCCAAAAGCTTGGGAGAGAAGTCAGTAGCATTGACGAACTTATGGAGGCTCAACAATCTGAGGCACCAGCCTTGGATGAAAGAATCAGCGCTATCGCTAAGTTCGTTGAAGAAACGGGCAGAGCGCCAGAAGATTGGTTCAGGTATCAGTCGTTGAATCCTGAAGGTATGGATGACATGACAGCCATTCAAATTGAAATGGCTAATAACTACCCGAACCTTTCTTATGAAGAGTTGGGACTTTTAATTGGGAGTAAGTACAAGAATAATCCAGATGTCCATACGGATGACGAGGTTAGGCTTGCGCAACTCCAAATGAAGATAGATGGCGATAAGGCCAGATCTGAAATCAATAGGATGAGAGACAGCTACTCTGCTCCTAAGGATGAAGAATCAGCCCCACAGCAGGAGTCTATAATCACAGACGATTGGATTAATCAAATGTCATCAGAGGTTGATGCACTCACAGGTCTAGAGTTTGACCTAGGAGAAGACAAGACCTTTGAGTTTGGACTGGATGATCAATACAAAAGTCAACTCAAGTCAAAGAATGCTCGTCTCGATGAGTACTTCGATGATTATATTAATCAGGATGGTTCCTGGGATTACGATAAGCTGTCCTCTCACAGAGCGGTAGTAGATAACGTTGACAAAATTGTTAAAGCTGCGTACACACGCGGACTTGGTGATGGTCAAAAGAATCTGTTAAATACAGCAGCTAACGTAACTACAGAAACCCCTAAACAAAACACAAACACATCTCAAGGCAACACGCTCTCTGATCAACTAAAACAAGCATACGGTCAGCAGAACGGCTTTGGGTTCGTTTAAACTTTTAAAATAAGAAAATATGGCTGCTACAGGACAAGCTTTAGGGAATGGAAGTAATAAAGTTCCAGGACTAAAACAAACACCAGACAACTACGTTGCTCTAGGTGAATTGCTGGAATATAACAAACCAGACAATATGGATCTCTACGTTAAGACGTTTGGAGATCAAGGCATTACAGGATTCTTGGAATTGACTGGTGCAAAGAAGAACGCTGGAACTTCTGATCAAATCCAGTACTGGGAGGAGGGTCGTTTGCACAAAGCCTTCACTGCTACAGTTGGGACGACAGCGACTGCTTACGGCGCTTTAGACATGACTGTTGCCTCTGGAGCAGGAGCAAGAGCTAATGATGTACTCTTGAGTCAAGAGACTGGCGATGTACTCTTGGTGGAGGAAAGCCTCGGAGCTACAACTATGTCCGTTCGCTCACTGGCAGGTGTTACTTTGCTGCAGGCTACTGGTGGCACTGATCATTTTTCTGTGATAGGTAACATTGCTGCGCAGGGCGCTTCTCAGCCAGATGATTTCTACCAAACAGAGATCAACAAGAGAACTCAGGACTTCATCATTGCAAGAGAGACATTCCATGTGAATGGATCACAGGCATCTAACGTAGGTTGGATCAATACTGGTAATGGTGATTACAGATGGTACTTGAAGGGTGAGAATGATACTCGTAAGAGATTCATGGATCAGCGTGAGATGCTCATGCTCTTTGGTGAGCGTCAAGCAGGAACTGCTACAGGAAATGACGGTATCGTAGGTACTGAGGGTTACTTCTCTGCTTTGAGTGACAGAGGTATCGTTTCAGCGGGCTTTGGCGTCTCTGCAACACTTGCAGAGATTGATGATATCATCCTTGAGCTTGACGCGCAGGGGGCTCCTTCTGAGTACGCTATGTACTTGAATAGAGCTGCTTCTTTAAATATTGATGATATCTTAGCTGCTGGTGTTGGAGACACCATCACTGGTGGTTTGGCATCTCAATTCGGTGCATTCAATAACTCTCAGGATATGGCTGTGAACCTTGGCTTTAAGTCATTCACTCGTGGCGGTTATACCTTCCACAAGCATGACTGGAAGCTATTGAATGATCCTACCCTGGCTGGTTCTCTCAATAACGCTGCAGGTGGTGGTTTCTACAAAGGAGCTATGGTTCCAATGACGCAAGTTGCTGATGCAAGAACAGGCGAAAGAGCCCCATCATTGCAGATGTACTACAAGCAAGATCGTGAAATGAACCACTGGGTCGAAGGTGGTGATGTACTCGGATTCAAAACGAATAACCAAGACGTCGCTAAGTTCCACTACAGATCAGAGTGTGCGTTGGTGACTCGCGGTGCTAACCAGCACGTATTGCTCACGTAATAAATTAGAAGGTAATGGGCGGGGGCTTCGGCCCCTGCCTCTTTACTATAACGTAAAAACATAAACCATGCCCAGAATAGCACCAAGAATCCAAAATTTCTCCTCCTTTTTCTTAGGTGGCGATCCATACTCTTACGCAAGCGTCGGAGCTAATGACTCAATTACTCTTCCATTAAAAACTAGCTTTTTTCTTATTTCTAATGAAGAACAGTCATCTATTGGAGCTCCAAATGATCCAAACTTCGTCGCTGAAGTTAACGGAAACCTAAAGGTTAACATTCCAAATGCTAAAACCTTAGGCACGGAGATTATACTTTATTTGCAAGGTGCTGATGGAGACAATCAAATTCTGGTGAGCTTTACAGGATTAGATGCTAATTCAGATGAATTCTCATTGACAACTAGTACATCAAGAGATTTTCCTGTCGTATTAAATCTTGTATGGATGGGAACTGCATGGGTTCTTAGAAACGGAGGTTCGATTGTTAGTGCAACCGTTTCCTGATTTTATTTATTTTTTTAATTTTATTTAATTATGGCACAATTACAACAAGCCAAAAAGCGTGGGCGTCCCGCCAAATCAAAGTCTATCTTAATCGAGGGTATGAAGCCCCCCGTCCCAACAGGAAAGTCCATTAAGAGGTGGATTGCCCCTAAGGGTGGTAATGTTCTTATGTTGAATCAAAGCGATACAACAGTATTTGACGAAGAGTCTAATCGGGTAAGAGCAATAAGGTACTGCGCATCGGAGAACTCAGTATTCAAGGATGAGCAATCAGAATTTGCTACTAAATCGCCAATCGTATTCAGGGATAAGAATCTATTCGTAAAGCCCGAACAGCCTAACCTTCAGAGGTTCCTTGAGTTAAGCCCTCATAATATGGCTAACGGAGGCTCTAAGTTTTACATGGAGGACAACTCAGGTAAGATCGAAAAAACGGTAGATGATGAGTTCTTGGTTCATGATGCTGTTACATTGCTCAGGTCTAAGGATCTAGATGAGCTAATGGCCGTAGCTATATCATTCTCTATTGATACTGATCGTCCAGCCAGTGAGATTAAGCACGACCTTTTGCTAAAGGCTAAAGCTTCACCACAGACTTTTATCGATTCATTCGATAATCCAGTAGTCACTATGAAGGCTAAGCTTAGACAGGCTGAAAAGATGCAAATCATAAAGCTATCCGAGGATGCCATCAGATGGTATGATACAAATAAAGTAATCATAGTAGTACCTATAGGTAAAGATCCGATGGATATATTTGTCAGGTACTGTTTAACAGAGGCAGCTTCGCCAGTCCTAGCGCAAATCGAAAAAGAAATCGCATAAAGAAAGGCCACCTTCGGGTGGCTTTTTTGTTTTGTATATTTGCGTATGGCTCAAAAGTTTTTCTTATTCAAGCGCGAAGAACCTGCTCTGCGTGGAGGTGCAGTATTTTCTGATAACGGAAAGGGTATTAGCGTTATATCCCTACCAGCAAATAATCTAGCTTATATGGCTGCGGACAGAGGTGCTTTAATAATGTACTTCAATAACTCCGCCCCCTTTGAAGAGAACAGCCTAACGCTTGCTGGAGAGTCATTTGAGAAGACTAGCATTACAGTTACTTGTGAGGTAGGTAAAGAAACCGACCTTATGGAGAATATCATTAGCTTCATAAATAAGAATACAGTAACTGACGTCATGAAGTTTGACGCTATAGGAGGTGAGAACACATTCAGGACTATAACCCCATCACCTAACATTGACACAAGGGTAAGGGCTCGTCCAGTAGAGCGTGGATTGGTAGGGACTGAGGCTATCGTTAGTGGCCTTGATGCTAACGCAATAGTTAATGGCATTGATTTTTTAAAGGTTGAAAACAAACCCTTCGTTGATTACGGAGGTGAAAACATAACAGCTAAAGATGGTCACGTTATAACTACACTTGTTAACTCAGGTGTCGGTGGAAACGACTACGATCTAGTTAATGATGGCCCTATATGTAGAAACCCAGATACTGCTTGTAATTCTAAAACTATATCCTTTGATAAGAATGGTGAGCTAAAAACTAATGTATCTTTTTCTGGAACAGTTGTAGCGGCTACTTTACCTTCATCGCTTTCTAACTCACAAGTAGCTGATTATAAGAGGTTTAAGACTGATCACGTCATAACATCTGCTATTAGCGTCACCAGTGGAAGCTTGGTTTCTTTTACTGGCAACAGCTCGAAATCAGGTACGGTAGTGATAACTAGGGGTGGTGTTGATGTAACCCCTTCGTCTAATCCCCTCATACCTACTTTTGATGACATTGAATCTGATGGAGCTACTATAACCCAATGCAGGGTAAACAACACTGGAAATAATTTATTTATTGGTGACGTTGTAAGTTTCGATCTTCAAAATCACACCAGTATAAACATCTCTTTTACAGTTGCTTCTGATGATATAGTCGATAGTATTCAAGCTATTTTAAGGGATTCAGTCAGCCTTAATCAAAGTGCCCAAGACGATTTAGGATTAGTGATACCTAAGTTCACTGTATCCACTAATGGGTCTGGTAATCTCACTAGTTTTAAGACATTCACTAGGTCATCTAATTTGTTGGCGGGTGATGTCATTTACGTTTCCGTTCACGACCCAAATAACCCAGCAACGGCTCATGGGCTTATCATATACACAGTATCTCAGGATGATATAGCTACTGAGTTTAGTAGATCTGTAATGCAGATAGTCGAAAGAATCGGAAGCAATATACCACAGGACCCTACATTCCCTTATACAGATTACGTAACCTACATGACCCTGGTGATACCTCCAGGCACTTTAATGAAGCCGCTACACGCTAGTAAGTATAACGGTGTTCCGCTTGCATCCCCTACATTTGTTTCAAACATGGGGCCATTCCCATATGACTCTTTGGGTAATGAGTTTGAGGTTAATCATGGCGTTTTTTCTGATATTTCATCTAGCCATCCACAATCAAGCTCCTTTGAAGCTTTATTTAGTAGCTTCCCATTTGTTCAGAACACTCAGCAAGAAATAACTAGCGAGGAGAATCTGTATACTTTTGTCGTTAGAAGGACAATCAACAGAGATTTGTTTATATACTCTAAGGATGGCGAGTTAGTTGCTTCAAGAAAATCTAGTATTGACGAAGAAGACACTCAGCTTGATGTTAGATATTTAGGTATGGTTCTTCCGTTCAATACGAACGAAGGTTTAATTAGAATAGCCAGGTTTGGTGTGGTAGGAAAAGACTTAGGTGATCTCACCTGCAGGAACTTAGCCACTCAGCTTTACAATAGATACAAGCATAAAGCAGCAAATTTGGCCTGATTTTGTTTTTCGTATATTTGCCTCATGGTCAGCGTGTATCAAGTATATCAGTCCTTAAAGGATTTAGCCAATAAAGAGCAAAAGGGTTTTATAACACCCCAAGTATTTAACAACTTCTCTGCTTTAGCTCAGTTGAACATCTATAATGAAATGTTCTCAGAGCTGTCTAGCGCTAAGCGACTGGCTCGTCAGAATTTCGATCCTGGAAGAGATAAGTCAATTAGAAAGCAGCGTCTTGAGGATTTATCTTTCTATATCAAAAGAACGGAAATTAGTGCTGCTGAAAATGATAATGAAGCGTTCGGGACTAGCGGTACATTAGTTGTTATACCTAAGCCAGATGATATGTCTAAATTGATTAGCATCATGGCGGATAGCAATGTCAGCTCTGAATCAGGAGAAGGAGAAGATTTTGTACAATGTCAGTTGGTTTATGAACCTGAGAAAATTAATTACTTGCTATCAAGCAATCTATCGAAGCCTACTGTAAATTTTCCAGTAGCTCTTGTAGGCAGAAGTCAAATAGAGGTGTTTCCTGATAATCTTGATTACGTGGAAATTACTTACTACTCGAAGCCAGGGTCAATAACAAATAATGAAACAGTAAGTACTTTACCTCCTGTTTATGCTTTCAACTCTATTGAGTTTGGAGGGAACGAACAAGACTTTTTTGATTCTACCAACTCAAGGGATTTTCACTTGCCACCTCACTACCTCACTGAAGTAGTAATGGAAATGGCAAAGCTTATAGGTATCAGGCTCAGAGATCCTAACATAACAGCATTTGCAACACAAGAAGAAGCATCTGAATAATGAGTCAAAATAAAGTAAAACTTTCGGAGGTAATTAGTGACTTCATAGTAACGCTGGATAGCGATGATTATGCTAGCAATGCTTCTGATATAGCTATAAAAAACTTTGCCTTAAGGGGAATTAGAGAAATTGGATTTGATTTAGGTAAGAAAATTAGATCATTAAAGCTGTCTGTTAATGCTGAGAACAGCACTGTTACTCTACCAGCGGATTTTGTTGATATGGTAAAGATTGGCGTTGTGGGGTCTGACGGGGTTGTCAGGGTTTTCGGTGAGAATAAACACATCAACTACTCTCAGGTCATAACAGACAGCACCAGAACAGATTCTAAATCATCTACCACAGGGAATGATGGTGATAGTGGTAGTGAGTATCCTTACGTATTTGAGAATTACTTGTATCAAGGCGGACTAGGTAGGCTGTATGGTGTGGGGGGAGGCAACTTGGCTGGAGGGTATCGTATAAACCTAGATCAGAACAGAATTGAGATAGACACTAATAGTGGTCAGTCTCAAGTTGTTATGGAGTATATAGCTGATGAAGCTAGATCTGATGATCCTGAAGTTCATGTGTACGCAGAAGAAGCCCTGAGGTCTTATATGTATTACAGGATAGTTGAACGAAAATCTACTGTACCAGCTGCTGAAAAGTCTAGAGCTCGTCAGGAATATTATAACGAAAGAAGGAAGGCAAACGCCAGGATGAGCAACTTCACGAAGGAAGAAGCTCTAAAGACTATCCGTAAGAACTTTAAGCAGGCACCTAAGTACTAATGCCGATAGATAAGATTATACCCAGGAAGCTTAACACAGATATTGATGGTAAGCTAATTGATAAGTCGTCTATGATTGACGCTTTAAACCTTTACTCAAGCTCAGACGAAGGGGGAAACATAGGTGTGCTAAAGAATATAAAGGGCAACACAGAGATTAATCAGTCCACACCTTTTGGCGCTGAATCTCGTGTTCTCGGAAGTGTAATAGATCAGAAAACAAATATCTGTTACTTCTTTGTGTCATCTAGTACAGGTAGCGATCATGGTATATGGGCATACGACCCAGAGGATAAACTTTCAGGACAGAGGGATCAGCCCTATGTGAGGTTGATATACAAGAGTAAGCAGTTTAACTTTCCATCTAATGGTTTTGTGAAGGGTGATGTTGTTCACATAAACAAGCAGACATTTCCTGACACCCATGGAGATGAGTTTGACAAAGATGCTGTTATATTCTTCACGGATAATAAGAATGAGCCAAGAAAGATAAATGCTTACCGAGCTTATGAAGCTCAAGAAAATATCTACGGCAACTCCTATGCAGAGGCTGACTTTATAACGGCATGCCCTAAGGTTCCTCTTGACCCTATATCTTTTTCCTTCACTAAGGATAATAATAGAAAGGTTAGTAATTTTAAAGGTACTTCTGGATTTCAGTTTGCTTACCAGCATATATATATAGATGGATTTGAATCTGCTGTATCGGTATATTCTGATGTTGCATTTCCCCCCTCAGTAATACAGCAAGGTGCGCTAACTTATGGTAGCCACGATAGTTACAACCTTTGTAATCTTATCATACCTAAGCCAGGTCCAGAGATAGAATTCATCAAGATATTAGCTAGAGAGGGAGAAGGCTCTTCTTTTTTGGAAATTGAGGAGATAAAACGCTCTGATTTGTTTGGGGTTAACGATCAGTATGTAGGGGTTTACCCATTTTACAATGATAAGCTGGCAAGAGCTTTTCCTGAATCAGACATAGACAAACAGTTCGACTCTGTACCTAGGAAAGCGAAGGCTCAGACCGTTGCAGAGAATAGGTTGATGTATGGGAATTACTTTGACGGATTTGATTCCGTTAATGTAGAGTGTCAGGGTCAAGTTATATACAGACAAAGACCTCTGGATGGTGTAGACTTTACGGTTAGTTCTAATAGCTTTATCGGAGTTCATGAAGAACAGCTTAATGGATCTTCAGGCGCAAAGCGTAAGTCTGTTGGTTTCACGATAGATACTTCATCGCTTCCAGACTCAGTACCTCCTGGTGCTGGCATATCGATAAATATCAATATGACTCCCGACAGGAATTGGCACATATACAACTCTGATAATTCCTACCATCAATCTGCTTTGATTGGGGAATATGATCAGTCCCTTTCGTCAAGCTACAATTACAATGAATTCAATAATAACTCCGCTAACTACAGCGAGCAAAGCGCTAATGACTCAGGGGCCTCTTATTTACGCGGGGTTAATAACGCAGAAAAAGTACTTCTTTTCTCTGGAGAGAATGAGGGAATAGTTGATGAAAATAGCTCTGGTCTTAGGTGGAAGAAAAAGTACAACGCTTCCTCAGGCCAGTCAGCAAACGAAACTTTATTCGCTAGAATCGGTACAAGTGCTGCTAATCCGATAATACTTAGGGGGGGATCGCTGGTCTTTAATGTAGGGTTTACTCTCTCCCAGGGGGTATCTTCTGGTTTTGACGGAATCACAGCCACAACCATAAAAGAAATAATTACAGGTCTTGAGTATTCGGAGCTCACGTACAAGGATTTTATATTAGAGGAGTCCATAGTACAGGACACAACATCTACTCTAAACCATAATCTACCGATATCAAATCATACAATTATACCTCAAGCCTACATAGGTCAGACAAATACTGCGCCTGATTTATCTCGCATGATAATGGCTGTGTTACAGGGTGGGGCTGGTTTCGATGTAGATAAAGCTCCTATTGGCTACGTCATATTTAAAGAAGCTACAGCTAAGTTTGGAATTTCATCATTTGATGATTCCGATACAAACATTGAGAGCTCAACTAAGAAGGGATTCAGGCTTTCTCTATTGAGTTTGACTGACGTAAAGCCAATGAGCTGCTATAAGAACCTACTAAGGAGTAGTAGCGCAGTTCAGGGTGTTCCTGCAGGTTCAATCCCTTTCTTAAATACTTGGGGGGTAATAGATCCTTCAGTGGAGTTTATGAATGAAGATGGGACCGTCATCGATTTTAATTTAGACGATCATATGTCTTATTATGGTGGTGATTTTACGGCTGCCACTTTAAACATAGATGAATCGACATCAGACTCTAATTTTTTATTGGCTCCTGGAGCTGGGTACAAAAATATCATAGGCTATTTAACTGAAAATGGTCCAACAAAAATTGACATCCTTACTGAGGGTGATGAAAACTCAGGGGGTGTTGCTTGCATATTTGATGGTAAGGGAGGTCCAGGGGGCGGTCCTTCAAGGGATAGTGTAAGTGGAAACTCATATGATGATTACAGATTAGATCAACAAGGATCAATACCTTTTTGCACTCCATTTGTTAAAGATATAAACACCTTAAAATCAACTATACACGCCATATCTTCGTGGGGCTCTCTCAATCAAGGCGACTGGAATACTCAGATTTCACATTCTGTTTCACCTATGTTTAGCGGAAGAATAGGACTTACCTCTTACAGCAGCTTTCCGTTAGGATCAATACCTGGGGGCAACGATTTCCGACCTACGGTTTTACCCTTGCTTCAAAACGCACGTCCTATAAACGTTTACGAAATTGATGATAACACTGTAGGTTCAATATCCTACCCAGTTCCTTTTGAACACGATGATCTTCCAGGGGCTTTAAGTCCATTTAGCGTTAACTTTTCTCTCCTTCAGTTTCTTGCTCCATCCTTTCTGAATGTTTCTGGAAGTTATTCTGGAGATGTATTTAGAAGTTTTAAATCGAACGCAAATCACGACTTCGGAATCGTTTATTACGACGAGAGAGGAAGGCATGGATTCGTTAATTATTTGACTAACGTCTTTGTCCCTGGTTTATCTTCTCAGGACAGGCCAGAAGGATCTCAAGGAGGCCCATCATCGATTGCCCTATCTATACAGCACGAACCGCCTAGTTGGGCTCATTACTTCAAGATAGTTTATGGGGGTAACTCCACCATAGACAATTTCATACAGTACTCCGTACCCAATGCTTATGTAAGAAGATTCTCTGAAGAAGTAGAATCCACAGAGAGAAACAACTTGTATGTTTCTTTGAACTACTTGCAGGGAAATGAAATATCCTACACTAGTTCATTCGGGGCTAAGAATGTTGCTGGGGGGTTGAATATGTACAGTTACAAAGAAGGGGATAAGCTAAGAGTAATATCTTACGGGCAGGAAGACTCAAGGATATACGCATCTTCATTGTATGAGTTTGACGTAATAGGTTTAGTTGACCTAGCTGTACCACAAGAAGGAGAGGAGTATAGTGTGATACTTGAAGACCAAGAGGAGGATTCTTCGACGATATCATCAAGAACTCAAGGTCAATTCCTTGTACTAAGGGACAACCCAGAAGCTACGGGATTATCTTATCAGTCCGTTAGCTCAGGATCAAGCAGTTGGTCTGAGAACTGCATAGTGGAGATTTACTCCCCCTCTAAAAATATGGAGGAGGAAGAGAAGTTTTACTACGAGATGGGGAACACATATCGGATTGCTACATTTGATGGTAACCTCGTTCACTCCCCCTCTACTATTGTTTTAAATAAAGGTGATATATGGTTCAGGAAGGTTGCCGTTAATTTAAAGAATGTTGAAGGCTCAGAGTTTGTTGACTTAATAACTTCTGATAACACTAGCAACCTTGGAGCTGCGTCTAATTTTGAAAGCATATTTTTAGAGTCTAACACAGCGACTGACATTAACAGGGGTGACTTCAAAGGTTTTGGGAGGCCTAATGTAATAGGTAAGAGCGCAAAGGAATCCAGAAGAGAGGCTTCAGTAACTTATTCTGACAAGAGTAATCCTGAGTCTTCAAGACCTAGGTTTACCTCATTCAATATTAACTCCATCAATTACAATGACTATGATTACAACCAGGGTGAAATAAACTATATGTCTACATCTTCTGGTTACCTGACTTTGATGCAGGACTCTAGGATCTCTTTAATACCTTTATCTAAGAATGTAATATCAGACGCCTCTGGGGGTAGTAATATCATATCATCTAATATTGTTTTAGGTGAGGCAATAGCTCAGGCAGGATTTAAGGGTTGTGACTCAGCTGAGTCTGTTGTTGTGAATGACGACACCATATACTATGCTAACAAGAGGCATGGTAATGTTTACACTTACAATCGATCTCAAGGACTCAGAAATATATCTGATGGAGCGGTAGAGTCGGCTATATCGTCTGAGATTAAAAGAATATCATCTGACTCAGGAGCTCTTAAGATGATAGGGGGTTATGATCCACTTAAGGATGAGTACCTATTAACTATTATTCGTCTGAATGAAGTCCCCACAACCGACTTTGAGATTGTTAGTCAGCCATCTCCAGGCGCTGATATTGCAATCACGGGGCCTATAGTGGATCCTGAACTTGAGGATGCGTTAAACGTAACTGGATTTCAGGTCTTTGTAGATACAGACGGTGATGGCGTTATAGGTCTTAACGAGTTTCTACAGCAAGGAGACATAGCAACTGACATACCAATACTTAACCCTGGTCAAGTTGCCGTTACAGCTAGCTTTGATGGACTTGAAGACCTGGCGGGTCAGATAAACACGACCGATCAGAATGAAATAAATCAAGCCTTATTCAATATAGGTCAAAACATAAATCTTCTTGTTGATGACACTTCTTTACCTCTAACTCCAGATGATATATTAGAGGGTGTAGTCTCTGAGTATATAGGGTCTCAAGGTATTGATATAACAAGCCCAGCTGGTGTCACTGCATTTATTGATGCGGCTGGTTTATCAGAGGCAAATCTGTCTACTGGCGATGAGGGTGACGGAACTGGAGAAGCTGGGTTCAATATACTGTCAAACTATGATCTAGCAGCTCAATTAACTCAGAACGGTCTCGATGGATGGACGGTTCCCTCTTCAATGGATGGTGTTAATAACCAGTTCACTGCCAGCGAATACAGAAGTCTTTTGGGAGCGATTGGACCTTCAGCAAGTCTTGTCAGTGACTTAAACCGTGACGGGATTGTAGGTACATCTGACCTTCTAATGCTTTTGACTGCATTTGGATTCCCTATAAGCACCAACCTTGTACAGGCATTAGAGGAAGCGGATGCGGCTAACATACCTCCATTCGATGGAGGTGACGTTCAGTCAACTGATGAAGGGGACAATACAGACGAAGACGAAACAAACGGAGCATTATAATGACTATAGCCTATTCAAATAAGTTTAAGTCCTGGACATCCAAGTACAGCTTTGAGCCTACTTGTTACGCAAGTATAGGTGAAGAGATGATATCATTTAATGATGATGGAGAGTCATGGGTTCATGACACAAACGAAACCATGTGCGATTTTTATGGGTCTGCTAGTGGGTCATACCTGGAGATATCATCCAATCAGGACCCATCTGCAATCAAGATGTTTAAGTCTGTTTCTATTGAAACGAATGGGGAGGGGTGGTCAGGAGAGGTCTTTACAAATGATGAGTACGAAGGAAACGAGAAACAAGAGGGTGAGATAAAGAGTTCCTTCTTTAAAAACAAAGAGGGCTTTAAGTACGCTGAGATGCCTAGGTCTAAGATCAACTCATCTGTTTTTATTCCTGCAGGAAAGTTAGGGGAATTTTCAGGTTTGGTGGCTGCAGGAACTGATTACGGGCCTTTGTTTGCTGATTTAACAACTCAGTTTGATAGTAATTATTTTATTCCAGGAGATATTGATGTAATCGCTTCCATCGCATCAGGGGATGCTGTTTCGGAGATTGAGTTTAACTTACCTGGCTCTTTTATGCCAGATTTCATTCAACCAAACACTAACGTGTCATATATTGACGAAGATGGTAACACAGAAACACTTGATAAAATTAAGTTCGTAAGGGCAAGTAAGGACGAACTGACTCTTTCCTGTAGGATTACCCCTTCTGGAGAATCCGACGATAACAGTTTTGACTTTTTTGATATAGAAGGAGTAATTATCTCTTTAGATTTAGTCAATTATTTAGGTGATAACCTATATGGAATCGAAGTTGAAGGTGGTGAAGTCACTCTCACCTCTAATAAAGATTTGCTTAGTGTTCAGAATTCAGAGATTAACGGTGATCAGATGAGAGGTCCATACGCTAGACTAAGACTCACCACAGAAACCAATAAACCCTTTGAGTTACACGCAATTAATGTAGATTATCAATTCTCTAAGCTGGATAGTCGTTTAAATCAAAATTCTTAAATTTGCAGATATGCCATACGCAGGACAAATAGCAGGAACAATAGCAGCCTTAGGTGCTGGATTCTTAGATAACAGACAAAGAAACAAAATGCTGGCTTCTCAGAGAGAAGATTTAGCTGGTGCGGAAGTAGACTATGATAAGTCCATGGCTGCCCTTGCTAAGCAGCAGTATGGCACTACTCAGAAGCAGAGAGACATAGCTCAGATAATGCAGAGGCCTACAGACCTTAGCCCACTTCAGGCAAAACAAGCACAGCTTTTGGATGTAGCTGGACAGTCTGGTGACAGGGCTTTGATGGCAATGGTTCCACAAGCTGATGTTACTGGACAGATACTTGCAGCACAAAGGCAAGATGTGCAGAACGAGCTTGCTGGTAAGAGCTACTTAGCTGGAGCTGAGAAACAGGCTATTGATCAGAATATAGGGTTACGAAGACAGGAGGGAATGATGGCTCAACAGCTTGCTGGTCAAAACCTTATGAGTGCTGGTCAAAACCTTGCAGAAACAGAAGCTTCCAATCCTTTTGCCGACGCATTAGGTAACGTAGCTAGTATATGGGCGTCAGCACCAACACCAACACCAACTGGTAAAAACGGAGGTGTCATTGATCGTATACTTGCCGAGGGGGGTAAGCCTATAGTTCAAAAGCTAGAGGGCCCTGAGGATCACGACAAAAAGAAGTACGCTATCATGGAGGACGGGGCTGTACTTGATGAAGATAACGGAGAGAAGGTAGCTGAAGCTACTGGGCAAGAGTATATCTTGAACTCGGATCAAGCAGGCACTATACATAGTGAGTATGATATGATAGCTCAGAAGATTAAGAATGGCGAAGAGGTAAGTCAGGACGAGTGGATGAAATTCTACGGTGCTGTTGATGAGGTGTTTAGCCAACCACAATTTAACGAAACAGCCTAATGGCAAAGTTTATAGCTAGGAATCCAACAAAGCAAAGCTACAGTGATGCTATAGCTAAGGCGATACCTATTTTTGCTCAATCTCAGCAGATGAAGGTTCAGCAAGCAGCTCAGGATGCAAGACTTCAAGAGCAGATGAACTTTCAGCGAGAGCAAAGGGAGGCTGATCGCGCTCAACGCCTTGGTATTGAATATGCAAAGCAGTCTGCAGCTCAGCAAAAAGCACAACGAAAAATCCAAGACGATAGGAATAAAGCTATATACAAGTCTTCTGGTGATGCCGATAACTGGACTGAGTCACAGCGTAAGGCATTCGATGTGTACGCTAATTACGTTTCTGAAAACAATTTAGGTGATAATCAATCAGATTTTCAGTCTTCTCTGAGTGAGTTAACTACTCTTGCAGATTTATTTAACAATACCAATGAATCTCTAGAGGGCAAGGAAGAAGAGTTTACGGGGTACACCGTTGAGCCTGATTCCTATAGGAGTGACACTATGTATTTTGGTGCTGGAGAGGAACAACTCAATGCTTACAATTCCATTCGAGCTAAGAGTGGTTTTGATGTTGAAACCTTTGATATAGAGGATGGAAAGCCTGTCGCTGATTGGTTAGACGCTAATGGTGATCCTCTATACGTGAATGGTCAGAAGGCAAGAGGTTCAATATATGAATCCCCATTCTACTCTGCAGAAAATATTCAAGGGCTTTACAGTATTGAGGCTAACATAAGGGAGAGATCTGACATGCCTGGATCTTCTTATTTGCAGGAAATATCTCCACTGGTTGAGATGATTGAGTCTGATGATACGCTTACCGTTGATGAAAGAAAGGAAAAGCTTAAAGCTATGCTAAGTAATTCTTTTGGCGATTTAACCACGCTGGACGCAAAAGGAAAGAACGCATACTCCACGGCTCTAAAGCAGTACGCTAACAGAAACTACCCTAACAACCCAGGCAAGGAGCTTTCAGATGAGGACAAATTAAGTGCTGTGGATTCTTACATAGACGGTATTGTCGGAATGTATCAACCAGAGACAAGCATGATCGAGACGGGTGTACAGGTTCTTGACTACTGGCAAAAAAGAATTCTACCAGTATGGAATAAGATTAACAGCAATCCTGACTTGACCAAGGATGAAAAGGACGAAAGGCTGTCTATTGCTCTTAATTCATTTACATCAGAAAGCAGTGTAGGGGAAACAGACTTAGATAAGGCGTTTAAAACAACCGCCAGAAAGAGATGGGAGGATGACAACCCTGGGAACCCTGATTACAATTTTGATGAGTCAATGGGGGCTCTTAGAGAATCTTTACTTCAAGAGATACCTCCTTTTAGCGAGAAGAAAGCAGAGAAGACTTCAACTGGTAGGGCTCCTACGCAGACTCAAATTGCTAAAAACCAAAGAAAACAAGAGGCGTTTAATCAAGTAAGGGAGGTTGAGCCCTGGTCAATGCCTACTGAATTTGACCTAATGGACAACCCAACCTATGGTCAGATTAACTTTGACCCTAACGTTGATAATAGCGCTACTATCGCTATAACTGATTTTAACGAGCCGCTTCAGCTCTCTAGCTACTTGTCTGATGAATACTCTACTGGAAAAGAGATTAATAAATTCGAAAAGAATGAAGCGGGAGAAACGGTTGCAGTGAAGGTTCCAGGTCCTAGGTTAAATGTAGAGGCGAAACCTCAAGCCATGACGCTTCTCGATACAGATCAAGGAATTGTAGTCGAGTTAAAGAACTGGACTGGGATAAAGAACGTGTCTGGTGGTCGAGATATACCACCCATTTACATAGACCCCAAAATCAATAAAGATCTTTATAAAGCTATAGACGCTGAGATACAAAGAACAAGAGGGGTTTCATTTATTGAGCTTCAGAGAGAATTTGTTAAATCAATAGGAGGGCTATAATGAACGATAAGTTTCAACAGGTATATGACTATTTGAATTCAGTTGGATCACTTGCTGAGGGCAGTACCGCTGAGTCATTTAACGAAAAGTACACTAGCGGGTCTGGAAACATAAACAGACTATACTCACAAGTAGCTTCAGATCCTGACTTCCCTATTGAGTTTTCTTCAATAGAGCAGTTCCAGACTGATGTTTTTGGAGGCTTAAAAAAAAAGCAGAAACCGAACAGTCTCCTTTGGGGCCTCCTTCGGAAGAGGCTTTCATGGAGTCTACCTCAAGTACGCCTCAGGATCAACCGTCAGAGAGTGGAGATTCGGATTGGCAAACAGTAGATAGCGGAGTTTTTGGAGTAAAGCAACAGAAAGGAGACTCCACTAGGTATCAAAGGACTAGATTTACTGCAAGTGGGAAGGGGTTCATGGTTCCTGTGAACTACTATGATTACGGAGAAAATTTTCTTAAGGGTGATTTCGGAAGCGCCGTCAATAACGTACCTATAATTGGTCAATTCGTTGACAATATGGCTAGAGCTTCTGCATCTGGCTATGCAGCTACAGACAGTTACAAGAACACTAGATGGGCTTTTAACAATCCATCGGAGGAGTCTGTAGAGGCGTACACTCAAAGTATTAATAAATACGAGAGTGATTTAAATGAGTACGGAAAGAGCGAAGAGATGAAAGCTCTTGAGTCCGATATGGCTAAGTATAAGGAAGAGGACGGAGACTGGTTTGGATCCTTTAAAGCTTTGGCGTTAAACCCACAGGCTGTAATGGAATACATGGTAAACTCTATGGCCGCTATGCCAGAGGCAGGAGTAATAAAAGAAGGGGCAGAGGTTGTGGCTACAGCTGCAGCAGCTGGCCTTGGAGTGGGCCTTGCTGGAGGGGTTGCTGCCCCAATTACTGTTCCCATTGCTGTGGGGGGTGCTATCGCTAGGTCTATTCCCTTTGCTATGGCACGCATGGGAAGAGAGATTGAGGTTATAAACTCTCAAACAGAATTCTTAAAAGAGGAGCTTGAAAAGGCTGGCCTAGAGTTCAATCCAGATGATATACTAACTGTATTGACTGATGAGGATAAATACAAGTCGATTAGAAACAGGTCGATAGCCAGGGGTGACGCCATATCTTATGTGGATGCTTTCTTCGGGTCTGTTCTATCTGGTGTATTTAGATCTCTAAAGGTTGCAGATAAGATAAGTGATGTAGGGGTGGTTACTGGACAGGCTGCTGCTGATGTAGTTTCTGGAATGGGTGGTGAGTCTTTGGCTCGGCTTTCTGCCGATCAGGAGATGAGCGCACAAGAAATACTCACGGAGGGATTATCAAGCGGTCCAACTACAGCAACCAATTTAGCCACCACTTATATAGGTGTGAAGGCTGAGAAGGCAAGAACCCCAAAGACGCTACCCCCTGGTACTGGGTACTATCTTAATAATGAGCGTGTAGATAAAGAAGACTTCTCTGACTTCATAGAGACGGCTACCCCCGAACAGATTCAGGCTGTGCCGCTTTCCGTAAAGAATGACCCAGATATGTCTCAAAGGGTTGAAGAAGTTATGGAGCGAAATGCTGTGGAAGCTAACATCGACCCAGATATAACGGGAGAGACAAGAGAACAGCTTATAGAGCTGGAGACTAGACTTATGAGGTTGGATGGAAAGACAGGTAGATCATCTGAAAGGGCTAGACAACAATATCAAGAAGAGATTGATGCTCTTGTAGAAGGGTACAAGCCAGAAGAAGCAAAGCCAATTGATGTTGATGAGTCTTCTCCAGTTTCAGAGGACGCTCAAGTAAGTCAATCAGAGTTAGATGCGCAGCCAATCTCTGAGCAAGACCTGGCTAATCAAGAGAAGGAAAGAAGAGAGAAGCAAAGAGAATTAAGGCAGAGAGCTAGAGAGGAAGATATATACAGGGGTGAGAAAAGAACCGTGAAAGGCTTTGTGGCTGATGTACTCACAGGCAGGACTGGCCTACAGCGTAAGTGGCTTAGTGCTCGTAAGTTCATGCCTCGATCTATGTACAAAGCATATGAGAAAAGAGAGGCTAGGATGGCGTCTCAGTACAACAACCTAACGAAGACTATAAATAGATTTGAGGAGATGGAAAAATCCATCCCTGAAGCTAACAGGGAGTCGTTTAATTCAGACTTCAATACGTATTTGTCTGGTGGCGAAAGGGGTAGCTTATCAAATGAAGCTGTTACGATGGCTGATGAGATGAGAGCAGAGATAGATAACCTAAGTATGGACTTAATCAATTCTGGAGTTGTGAAAGCTTCTAGCGTTGATGCTGTTATATCAAACTTGGGGAGCTACATGAATACAGCTTACAGAAATTTCGAAGGGAAGGAGTGGAGAACTCAACTGAAGACAGAGGAGGGTCAAGCTATCGTTAATAAAGCTCACAATTTCATTAAGCAATCTAGACCAGACTTAGTCAAGTTAGCTAGAGAGACTCACAAAGATCCAGAAGCAAATCCTCAAGGCCTTTCAGAACCTGACTTTCTTGATTACTTAGTAGAAGGAGAAATAAACGCATACTTAAGTGACGAAGACAGAGCTTACATAAAAGGTTCGGGTCTTGGCACAGAGAAGGAGGGTATACTAAAACAAAAGAAAGAGCTACCAGTCGAGATACGAGCATTGCTTGGTGAATATTCTGATCCTATTCAGAATTATGTAAAGACAATTCACAAGATGACAGCCTTGTCAGAGGCTAGAAAGTTTAACAACACGGTTTCTGAGTCGGGAAAAGGTGTTTATCTGTTTGACTCACCAAGAGGTGAATTTAGTGAGCAGGTCACTTTAGGTGAAAACACTTTTTACACAACGAAAGAGATAGCTAACGAAGTGTATCCAGAAAAAAACACAAGAAGTAAAGCGACTGAGCTAGCGCTTAAATTTGTTGGAGGGGTTAAGTGGGCTAAAACAATAGGATCTATTGGTACTCACGGAAAGAACGTGGTAGGTAACTTCGGTTTTATGATTGCTAATGGTCACGCTCACCCATGGAATTTAAAGGGTACAGCTAAAGATGCTTCTAAAGCTTTCGATTTGGTGTACAACGATATGAAAGCTCTCTCTAATAAAGAGAAACAAGCTAAACTAAACTACTACATCGAATTAGGTATTGTAAAGCAAAGTGTAGGTATAGGTGAATTAAGCTACCTGTTTAACGAAGATAAATTCCAAGACGCTGCATCGGCTAGGCTGGATAGTAGCACCAAGAAAAAAATAAAAGGAGCAAAGAAAGGATTAGAGAATGCATATCAAGCAGAGGATGACTTCTTTAAGATCATGGCTTTTGAGAGCGAGCAGCGCAGGTACTCTAATGCTAAGTTTGGTGTTGACCCATCTCAATTGACAGATCAGCAGCGCACTGAGTTGGACTCGGAAGTTTCGGAGATTGTCAAGAATACATTCCCAACTTACAGTAGAACACCAGAAATAATAAACAGAATTAAAGGAATGCCAGTCATGGGGAACTTTGTTTCTTTCCAGGCTGAATCATACAGAACAAGCTGGAATATACTAGCTCTGGCTAACAAAGAGATGAAGTCAGATAACCCCTCTGTCAGAGCTATAGGCAGGTCAAGGCTAGCGGGTGTCAGTGAGTACCAGGGAATAAAGACAGCTTTGGTTGGAGGTTCTACGTTAGCTATAGGCATGGGGGCTCAAGGTGTTATGGGTGCTTTGGCATCTTCAGAGGAGGAGAAGCAAAGAGATGCAGACATCAGAAAGTTTGTTCCATTCTGGTCTGAAGAGTCTAAGCTATACATGTCCACGTTCTCAGGAGACGGTAAGTTTTCCTATGTAGATTTTTCGGCCTCGGATCCATTCGGAGGTATAGATAAGGTCGTCGGAGCTGTCTCAAGGGGGGAGACTATAACTGAAGGATTTGGTAATGCTATGGTGGAATTTATAGCGCCATTTACTGGCATGGACATAGCAACTAGAAGGGCACTTAATCTGTCTGAAAACAGGGATGACTACGGCAAGAAGATATATTTTGATGATGATACCGAAACAGAAAAGATGGAGAAGGCCACACTATACATGATGAGTGTATTCGAGCCAGGTACGGTAACTTCAATGAAAAAGATATACGGATCGGACACCCCTGCTAATGAGTTGGTTGGTCAATTCACTGGCTACAAAGAAGTAGATGTAGAGGTTGAGAAATCCTTGTCATACAAACTGCGAGATCATGCAGAAAGCATAAAAGAAGATGCTGGTGTAAGGTATTCAGATTTAGAGAAAGGCTCTCCGCTGTTCAAGCTTGAATCCTGGGAGAAAGCAAATGATATGCTTCGAAGAAGAGAGCAGCTAATATTTGATGATGTCCAGTCGGCCATCAGGCTTGGCGTCCCTGTAGACAACATAGTAGAAACAATGAAGGAAAGAATGGGGATAAGCGAGGACAGAATATTCAGTATCATGAGTGGTCCTGATAGTTTCATTCCACTGAAAGAACAAAACCCTAAGTATGAGTGATAAAATAAAAGATACAAAGCTTGGAGAGTGGCTGAGATCTAAAGCTCCAGGCATTTTAAGCGTAGTAGGGGACCTTCTACCAGATAAAGGGGGGCTTGGTATAGTAAAGAACCTTTTGGACAAGGAGGATGGCGTAGATCCAGCGGAGGCTGCTGCAGTCGTTCAGGCTGAGGTTGAGTTTCAGAACAATGTTTCTAGACGATGGGAGGCTGACATGGCTAGTGATGTTAAGATTGCTAAGATCATTCGCCCAGCAACAATGATCGTACTTATGATATTCTTCATGGTTATGATGCTGTGGGACGGTCTGTCTGAAGAATTTTCGCCCAGAGAGAATTACATATCTTTGTTAGAGATACTTATGCTGACTGTTTTCGGGGCATACTTTGCGGGTAGAACAATAGAAAAAACTAGGAAATGAGAGTTAAAAGGTACGATAAAGGTGGTGATGTAGGTCAGCTACTTAAAGCACTTGAATCACAGAGTTCAAGATCCCCTATGGGTAAACTTCCTGTATCTTCTGGTTTGAGTGGACTTCAGGCTAACATGCCAGTCATGAATCAGTTATCCGCCGCCTCATCTACATCCACGCCACCTGAAATAAACCCCTACTTCAAAGAGTCCATTGAGAGCGCAGCTTTCGATAGGATGATAATGGAAAAGAACGAAGAGCTTAAGCAAATAAAGAAGCTAGGATTTGACCCCATGGCTAGTGGTTCCGCTGAGTCTGTATCCCCTATGAAGTTCGTGTCTCCAGTAGGTGATGTTGAGGATATGTACGAGGGAGTAAAGATGGCTTACGAGGGCGTTAAAGAGGGCAAGGCAGGTAAAGCCGCATTAGGTAGTGGATTAGCCCTTGGTGCAGCCGCTCTGGCCTTTGTACCTGGCAATGCGGGAATGATAAGGAGCTACGCTCAAAGCGTGAATAACCCTATGCTAGATAGGATCGTAAAAGGCTTAAGTGAAGAGGGGGCAAATGCAGAGGAGGTTATAAGAAATGTGTCTAGAGACTTCACTCAAGCAGAAAGACAGGCCACTAGAGATGACGCAAGACAATTGGTGGACATGTCTTTTGATGAATTCTCTGGTCTTGATTTAAGCAATTCAGAAAGGCTGTTGTTAGAGGAGATCGGTGAGGTTTCGTCTACTGGATCTTCTTCTGGTGTAATAAAAAAAGCTGAGAGTCGAGTTACTCCAGAAATCCCAGAAAGAGTGGGTGACTTTGAGTTTGAGGTAAATCCAGATGGTGCCTCGATGAACGTATTGGCCGAGAGCGGTTTAAACACCGACTATATGGAGCTTGACATCACCCCCTTAAAGGGAGCACAAGGTGTCCCAGAAAACATTCAGAAAAAGTATGGGGACAGATACGTAGCTAAGATTGATGTAGACATGAGTTCTACCATGAAAAAAGCTAGTGAAGAGTCTAAAATATACGAAAGAGCCAAAGCAAAGAGGGATAAAAACCTTAATCTGACTTCAGAAGAGCAAGTTGTTTTAGAAACCTTTAAGCCACTTAAGGCTCAGAAAGATCAATACAAGATTATGAACAGTATGTTTGATCAAGTACAGTCTGGTGACTTAGTAAACCCTGGTCAGTCTGGAGGGTTGAGTACAGATTCATACCCTATGTTCATTAATCAGTTAAGGAAGGGGAAAAAACACCTAGATAATCCAGGTAAAATAAAGAAGCAAGGGACTAAGCTACTTAATGAAGAGGGTGCAATACAGTTCGGAACCCTTAACACAATGGGTGAATTTAGTAACGGATTCAGAATACCTGATAGAGAGTGGAAACAGGTTGTCGGACCTAGAGAGATTCTCAAAGACGGTAGAGTAGAAAAAACACCAGGAATGCTTACAGGCGAAGGAACTTCGGACTGGAGAGGGTTGGGATTTGAGTCTCAATCAGAAGCCAATGAGTACCTGGAAATTATAAAAGAAAAATACATAGACCCTTATCTAGAGGCTCAGGGATTACCTTCAAGCAAAATGATTGGAACCCAATCCGAGGGTGGAAGAAGATTGGAATTTCCATACCCTGTAGTAGAGAAGCTATTGAACGGAGGTAGGATAAGGTCTGTCAAGAAGAGGAAAAAAGGAATGCAGGTCAAGAAGCGATGAGGTTATTGATTCTCATGCTATGCCTGCTCTCACAGTACGTGACTGTAGGACAGGACTCTTGCGCTGTATTCGGTGGTGGAACTACTCAACCCAGGATGATGGGGTACGTACCAGAGCCCATGCAGTGGGAGGAGATCGACTACGTATACCACATATACTACACCGACAGCTTTCCAGATAGCTACATACCTGAGGACATCATCATGGATGCGCACGAGCATCTGAATGAGGAGTTTGATGAGGCTATGATTAACTTCGATCTTGTATCGATTATGTATCATGACTTCGATGAGTTCTGGGGTGCCCCTGTGATCCTAGAACAAAACAACATATGCGTACCGTACAGCCAGAGCGGGTTCCAATGGATGGATGCCTACGTAGAAGATTTAGTATGGGATAGAGAGGAGTACATGAACGTACACATATTCCCTAAGTTTTGTAACGGGATACTGGGGTTTGCCTGGACATCTTATACCTCTATAACCGAGATGGACGGTGTTTGGGTTAGGTCTGATATGTTTGGCAATTACGGTCCTCAGCTTTCTGATCCTACCAGGAGTCAAAACAAAACTCTAATCCATGAAGTAGGACACTACGTTGGATTGCAGCACGTGTTTAGGAACGTAGAATTCTGTGGTGAAGACCTAGGCCCATGCGATGAGTCTGGTGACTACGTATGCGACACACCAGCCACTAAGGTTAGTTTTACTTGTGAAAATCCTATATGTCCTCCAGCCTTGTATGGCTACGAGCCAAACAATCACATGGACTACTACCCAGATTCATGTAGGACTAACTTTACTCCTGGTCAGATTGAGCGCATCCACTACATACTACCCATCTCTCGTCCAGGAATCACTGATCAAGAAGCGTACTGCCTAGGCGACCTAAACGGAGACCACGTAATAGGTATGGTTGACTTGATGCTTATGTTGTCTAACTGGGAAAATCCAGGCTACGTAGCTGGAGATCTAAACGGTAACGGATACTTCAATGTAATTGACTTTCAGATACTACTAGCTCAATGGGGCACAATATGTTACGGTGCCGAACTTGATCCTTTTTATAGGGAGGAAGAGCTCAATATGTCAGTAATAAATAGAATACTTCCAAACTCTGTAAGAAGAGAGGGATTTTAGATCGTTCAGGTCTATGATTGTTATCACGTCCTCTCTGTCCTTTCGGGTGTATTTCTTCTTGTAGGCATCCTTTCTGTTGGTTACCTGCTCATCCTCTACGTTTTCCTCGCAATACAGCCTTAAATCTTCACGATCTACAATGCTGAATCCACCCTCCTCTGGCATATCAAAAGCAATTATAGCAGCCCCTCCGTACATCCATCCAGGGTTGCCAGAAACGTTCTTGAACTCACACCATATTTGATCAGGTAGATTGTTACCCTTCACATCTACACCCCATTTGCCATCGTGCATCTCCATCCAGTAGTCGATATGCCAATACATATCATCCTTCCTGCTAGATTTCGAAACCTCAAAACCTAGATGCTTGGCCGCTCTTTCAAAGCGTACCTCTGCGACTCTTCCTGTCGAAAAGGAATAACGCCTCCTGCTCTGACTTGTCATCTAGATTTGCTTCAAAATATTCATAAGCAGAATCTTTCACAAGATCGAGCTCTTCACTGATAATTAAGCGTATAGCTGAACACATGTTCGCTACATTGCCTGGGTCTGTACGCGGGTTTCCATCCTGATCGAACAAATCCTCGTAGAATTCTGTTATCAGATTATGGGTCCTCACGGTGGCTATCATGTATCTAGCCCCTAGATCCTTTTTTGTTAACTCCTTTTTTACCATATCCTAGTTCTTTTATTTTGACTATAGCTTGCTCAATCTGGTGTTTGTTTTTGCAGATGAACAATGCTGGGACTGGTTCTCCTGAGTCTATCAAGTGTTTAAGGAACAGTTTCCATCTCATCGGGAAGTCATGATGTGATGGAGTGTACCCTTTGGTCTCTATTATCCAACCTTCGTTTGGTCCTACGAAGTCTGGAGTATATTTAATGGGAAGTACTGTCGCACCACTTCGGTCTGACAGGTCCTTCTTCTTGGTAGTCATCTTAAGATAAGTACCTGGATACCTGAATTTATCTACAAGAACGTACTCATGTGTCTCGTAGGTAAAAACTAATCCAGAGTCGGATAAAAGATCAGCACATGTCTTCTCTAATCCGCTCTTATACTTACCTAAGTTTCTTTTCTTGGCTGATTTACGCTTAGGAGTCCCCCTTGTCTGTCGCTTCACACAGACAATATAAACCTTATTCGTTTAAAAACGAACTATTTATAGGAAATACAAATGCATCTTGCTTGCCTCCATCCAAATCAATTGACTCAAATAACAATTTTTGTGATTTAAATGACCTAAATCCTGTCCTGGAGGTGTTCATTTCGAATCGAAAAGGTTCTTCAAGTGGTGTGGGCTCACCGCCTGTCTCTACGTCACGCACCTTACGTACATGAAACTCTGTAATCTTACGCTCAGATGGTGTTGGGTGCTGCACCTTCCTGTGTATAGTCATGAACGAGTCAGCTCGGTTCACAAACTTGCCCCCACCCTCGGTGTCCTCAGCGTATGGAGCTACAGGTAACCCGTCCTCACCCTTGATCCGCTGTGAAGCAGTAACAGCATGCATGTTTAACCACACCGCGATGTTATTTGCCGTGGAGAATGTAAGGAATTCAGAGGCCGCCTCGTAGTGATACTCGTGTACACCGATACCTGACTTATTCATATCTAGCTTTAGGCTGTTGTAAGGGTCTATAAATACAGCATCAACCTCCTGCTGCTTCATCACCTTCTCAAGAAATACAATAATATCTGAGTAGCTGTACACCTGCTTATTACTTATCACGGTAAAGTACTTACCTACCCATTCGTAAGCTTTCTTTCTCTCCATATAATTCATGGATGTGATTGGCTTATTTAAGGCAAATTGAATGAGCGACATCTTAAGGGATGCAGTGCGATTCTCTGAAGAGTACACCACCCACTTCCATTCGTGTCTCACGGTAGCATTGACCATGAGATATAGAGCCATCGTAGTCTTACCTACATTACTATGACCATTGATGATAGTGAACTCTCTTTTGTACCTGAAGTACTGGTCGAGATCCTTGTCACCCGTGTCTAAACCCACAGGTATGCGACCATTTGCGTAGTCATCAATCCACCTAAAGTCCTCATCATCTGAAGATATGAAAGACATGTCTCCGTCATTGACGAGCATCTCACGCTGAGCTTTCTTCTCGTCATCAATTAAGGTTTTAATTGGATCAAGCTTCCCCTTCTCTAATGCTTCCCGTATAGTTCTAATGGCTTGTTGCTCATCATCTACATCACGCTTCATGATCTCACGAGTCAACACCCTGACAACCTCATCCTCCTCCATGCGTTCTGCAGCTACAAACCCACCGCATAGCCTAGCAGCACGAAGCAGGGTAGTATGTTTCTCCCCGTCATCACACTGACGTATCATCCGAGCAGCTAGATTTAACTTTAAGTAATCTGTGTAACTGCCTGATTTTGAGACTGCTACCTGTGATTCACTCTTCTCAGTAGCGAACGCACCGAACGGAACAGACTCGTCCTTAATTACTATGTTAGGATCGTGTGATTCAAAGCAAGCTCTGGATTCATTGATGCCTGATTCATCTACCTCCAGGTCATACTGTTTGTTGAAGTAAGTGCGTAATGCTCTAAAATGGTCTCGATGTCTTTCTGGGTTGGTTACCTTAACCAGCGCCTTAAGTCCGTCACCGCTTGGTGAAACCCAACAGCTAAAGACATAAGGATCCGTGGCAAGTAACGATTTGGATGCTTTGACATCAATGTGGTCGAAGTCAAGCACAATGTATTGGCTATGGCGCTCAATCGCATGATCATACCTGCCTGCAAACTCACCACTGAATAGTATAACTGGGAGCGTCTTTTTAAATTCCTTTTGCCCACTTCTTATTGCATCAATCGTTGTTGCAGACTTCCCTTCCTGGATACGTCTCAGCGCCTCCGATATCTCTATGTAGTGGGAGTCCTCCTTTGACTTCTTGTATAGATTTTGAAATATCGTTACTTTCATCTGAGTATTTGTATTCGAGTAGTAGATTTAAATAGTGAATAGCCTTTAGGATATCCTCCTTGCCGTTCTTGAACTCGTGTCGGCATACGTATTTAATTACATTTCCCTCTATGAAGGGTATGTCGTTGGCGGCTATGAAATCAGTGGGCTGAATATTCATGCTCTTGTAGTGCTTACCGCCTACTTGTTTGTCGCTATGTTTCATTTGGTAGTGATGTTGTTCCAACTTGTTTTATCGAAGTTATGGAATCAATCACAATGGTCTTATTCTTGGCTTTAGCAGTAAACAATTCTCTCTCAAGCCTTGACATTGTCTTACCATCCTTCTTCATGATATCCGTTGGGTTATCATACTTGCTTACGATCCACACGTTTCTATACTGTGGTCGCTTCTTGTTAATCGTAATGACCTTAGCAGTCATAGAGTATATCGGTTGTCCCATGATGTTAGAGGAAAGAAAGGGGCAGAGCTTTCGCCCCACCCCCTAATTCCGTAAAAACCAAATCCTTAGAAAGGAATGTCCGAAGACTCCTTCGTTTTAGCTGTTTCGTTCCGACGTTCTTGCGCGGCTTCACTGTTAGGATCCCACACACTTAAGCAAGGTTTACCTGCCTTAGACATGAACAGTTTAAATCGAACGTTGCCGCCCTTTCCATCTGCATCTCGCTTCGTCGTGTAAAGATCGATTGCATCTTTAAGCTCGTTGTCCTTGAGGCGAAAGCCCCAACCCATCAACTCACCTTTGTCATTGTAAGTAGGCTCATCTGCCCAACCTACTAGTACACTCTCGTACTTCTTTGTTTGATCACTCATTGTTTAGAGAATTATAAAAATTAGAATAAATAAAAATGCTGTTTTGATACCGTCAATAATCTCGCTTGTTTCTTTGTCATACTTCATAATTGAGGTAGTCTTTCTGTGGGTTATAGTCCTGATCAAGAAAGTCAGTGATACGTTTAACCGCATCATGAAACTTCATCTCTCCAGTGAATAAAGTCTGTTCAGTACATTTTACCAGAGCTGGAAGATAAGGATAAGTTTTCTCTTGCACAACCCAGTAGAAGTCTTTTAGGTTAAAAACCTGTGTATATATGTAGGCTTGGATGTCATATGAGAAGTCCCTTACGGCATACCTGAACTTCTCAGAGCTCCTGGCTGATTTGCTGTCACTGATGAAACCGTCACCCAGGCAATCAAGGAACCCCTTCACTTGAACTCCGTGAAGCATGGTATTGAACTCTACTTGATACTCACCCTTTAAATGAGATTCAAGTAAACCACAAGTAGCCAACCTGTCGATCATGTCATTAGCCATCTTCCAATCTTCGTGAGAGACAATGGACTTGCCTTCTTCTGAAGCCTCATCTTTAATCTCCTTCAGCTTCGCCTTGTATTCAGCAGTTAGCGTTGGTCTCTTTGAGGCTTTAGCCTTGTCTGATAGCGTGTTTATAACAGCCGAAGGAGACATGACCGTGTACTTGTCGAAAGCTTTCTCTCGTTCGAACAATAGCATATCGTACATGGTTCCGAAGTCGAGTGCGTCTGATTTGTACTTGACCTCTCCCTTCATGTAGCGATCGAACTGAGCCATATCTCCTAACGCCTGCTTCATTGACGAGTACGACAAGTGAGGCTTTCCGTACCTCTCCATTAATTTTTCTGGTATATTCATTGGTCTTCGTATAGTGGTGTTCCGTCCTCAAGCATGTATTCATATGTTTCAATCTCAGCCCAGTGAGTGGGTTTGCCGCCAGTACACCAGAACCTCTTACCCCTGCTGTTGATATGGTACTCAGCAATGTCTATATCACCAAGAAAATCTTTGTGCTTGATGTAATACAAACCAGTGCAGCTAGGTTCCTCTTCATCATTGACTACCCAGTTCTTCTTGAACTTAGATGACAGGCACTGACTTCTGAAGGATGAGAAAGTAGCTATGTTTGTTAGTCTCCTGTCTTGTACAGGGTACTTGTTCATCGCACAAACTTTTTAAGTCCCTCCACTTGCTTGGCTGTCAATGACTTTTCGTACTTAGCCATGATGTTATCGAATGCTTTTTTCTTGTCTGACTGTGACTTGATGTAAGAAACAGCCTTATCCATGATGTTTTCAGGGGGGTCGGTGTCAAACTTCTCTTGTACTTTCTTGATCATCTTGTCAGCCTTGGTTGGTGCAGGAGCATCCTGCTTGGCGATAGCATCAGACACTTCGTTAGCCGAAGCAATTGATGTATCAATACCAATGCCTAGCATAGCCAATGCACGACCGATAGCTGATGTCTCACAGTTCTCTACGTAGCTAGTCTTGTTGATGTTGCTACTGCCTTGCACCTCGTGTGCATGACCTACAGAAATGATTCGATTCTCATCGTCTACGATTGACGCCTTGCATACGCACTGGGCTTCGTCTAGCACAGTAAACTCTGTGATGAGGCTCCAGTTCTTGTACTGCTCCTCCTGTCGGAAGAACTTGATTCGCTCGTTGACTTCAACGTACTGCTTGCCACGGATGTTCGTGGTCTTGAATTTGTAATTGCTCATAATATATTATTTAATTGTTTCTTCTAAGTCTCTCTTTAGTGTATTCAGTCTTTTGATTTGGGCGGTTACATATTTCAATTTAGATTGAACTACTTTGTTTTTCATTGTGTTATTACATAGCCTAGAAGCTGATATGTAGTTGTCCCTGTATCCAGACCAATACTTCATGTTGGCATCGTGTTTTGCTGTGTGGTATACCACAGTACTATGATCAGCTCCGAAAACCCTACCAATAGATGTAGTCGTCAAGCTGAAATGCCTCATGGCTGACATCATAGCAGCCCTTGCTTTCACTTGCTCAGCTCGCCTTGTACTATCTGAGTTTAACCCTATTACATGGTAGTACTCCTCCATTATTGATTCCATCTCACTAATCATGGTCGTTTGTTTTTTAAAGAAAAAGAAGACTTTGTTTCTCAACGCTCCCAAAGTTGCGCTGTCTCCAGCACACGGCGTGTCGCAGGATCTCCCTGCGCACCATTCGTCTTCTTACCTGTCAGCGTTCTGACAAGGATTCTTCTTTTAATTCGTGATAAATTTTAGCGTAGTGGTACATGGATTCGGCAATCCCTAGGGTACCCTCGGCAAATGTACGCTGTTGATCCTCACTTGTCAAGGGCTCGCACATATAATCTTCCAAAACGTCCCTACCAATCAATACAAATTGTTCGATGTGTTCGAATATAGGCTTGTCTAACCATACGTCGATATCATCGAAGATAATATCATCCATAGCGTACATGGAGGCTAGCTCTTCTGCTTTGCTGTTGTGAAGGGCTAGTTTACGTATCATCTTAATTGCTTTCTCGTTTGTCATAATCATTTAATCTTTACAAAAATTTCTTCGGGTGACTTAGGGAAGAACTTAAGTAGTGCAGGGCAAAGCCATATCGGACCTTCTCCTTTCACGTTCTTCTCTGGAAAGTCTACAATGTAGTACGTTCCGTCATGCCCGTCATAACCATCATTGGTTAGCTTGACATCCCAGTTCGGTAGTGGTGTCTGACCGAAATAAAAGGAACAGCTTTCCTTGGACTCGTCTTTATCTCTTCCGCTCATAGCATCAAGCAGTATGTCTGCGCCCTCTACGAATGGTTCTTTGTCTAACTCCCTTGACTCGTCGTCGAATACCCATGCTCCGTTGTAGATGTATGAGTGAATAAAGTTTACGTTGTTCATGTTTTTTGTTTTTTTAAATTCCAAGATTCTGTCCGTCCCTAAATATGCTGTTCATTTCCCTCAAGTATTGATTTAGTGCAAGCTTACTTCTATCGTTTGCTACACCACCCAACTTCCTGTGAACGCTCATGAATCGCTTCATCAGCTTCTCCGCATCAGCTCTCATCAGCATCTTGCTGTGCATTTCAGGGAATTCTTTTTCTAGTGTTGTCATTTGTTTAATATGTATTTAAACCGTTTATCTTTTTCAATCCTTCCATGACACCTCCTGCTCATCTGATGTCTGGTCATTCCGTTATCTCTTGCAGCCTGGACACATGTCTCCCATGTTTTCCCTGTCTTCACGTTGATAACACCCCTAGACATCGGGTTTTCACCTCCCAATCGAGGTTTAACTACACGCTTTCCAGAAATATATTGCGCTTTAACTATCTCCCTCATTTTCTCTTTATGCTCATCTGTTCTTTTATATTTAATTGCCTTCTCAAAATTTCGATCTGCGATATCGCTTCTCTTTTTTAAATAGGAAACTGGGTCTATTCCGCGCTTGATTAGGTATTCGTATTTGCTTTTCAGCATCAACCCCCATTTGTATCCACAACCCCCGCGCCCCGTTCTTAAAACCTTTCCTACGTGGGACTTATCGACTTCAAAATGCTCAGCCACTTCTCTATAACCGTAAAACTTTATTTGACCTGTATGGATATCAACTATTGGTTTTGATGTTGGTTCGTCTTTTCCTTTTGGCATAGGAATACCCATCCCGCCATCCCCACCAAATGTTTTGTTCACAAGGATACCAGTCCCTAAGTCTCTTCTTCCGTAATACTTTATCAGCCTAATTTCCTCTCTATACGCCTCAAGCAAAGAAAGATTCACTTTATATATCTGTACTTTTCTTCCGAACTCCTTGTATACTTCTTTCCATTCTTTAGAACGTTTCCATGTATCTGATGGTCTATTATACTTAGAAGTTTCTTTCTGAATCTTTGCGATTCCGACATAAAAAACTTCATTGTTTGTTTTTCTTCTATGTATGTAAACCTTAAACTTCATTTGTTTCCGTTTTTAAAGAACCATCCAAATCTGTTGTTAAACCAAGTCGGAAGATCCACACTCATAAGCCTCACCAACCACCCATAGAGTTCTGTCATTTGTGAAAAGTATTTCGTATTCGTTACCGCTAACGATGTTATTGTATCCATCAGTCCAGTTAGGACTTTGACGCGGGTTGAACTTGATACGGTAGTCTTGTTCGTTTGGCTTGATTCGATTGACCTCCAGTATTTGGACAGCCTCGCACTCTATCCATGCACACACAGTCTTGTTCGCACCGTCGTGAATCTTCTGAGCAGCTGTCTGGTGTACACTTAGTTTACATCCTAGCATAGATAGCTGGTTTTCCTGTGGGTCTACGTAGTTTACTATTTCTTTAGTACCAGTGCCGTCGCCTGTATTTAGCTTGGACTTGATTTGCCAGTGCATGAAATGCTTACCTCGTCCGAGGTGGAATCTAACTTTGTACATGAGATTTTTGATTTATAGTTTCTGTTTACTTGATTGAACGTGTACTCCGCCCACTCATTGAAATCTTGTGATGGGTTTACATGAACGCTTGATCTAACGCATATATGTTTCATAGGTTGTGTATAAGGTTGTGCATCACATCCTTAGTCTCTTGAGCCTCTCGCCTGTCCTTTTCCCTTCTAAGTATTGGAAGTAATTTGTTTGCTGTTTCCCACTTGGCTTCATCATCACATCCATCCTTTAGTATGGAATGACATCGCCTCACGTAATGGTCAATCATCCTGTTCGATAAGTCTGATAGTTTAACTTTCATTGTCATTCAGTTTAAGCTCGCCCTCGTCGAGCATGTAGTCAATTGTTATTACGATGGATTCGTGTATTGCATTCATCACCATCTCGTTGTCTTGAAAGGATGCCTTCAGTATTCGCTCAAGGTCTTCCCTGCTTGATGCGTATTTACCTCGTTCAAAAAGAATTCGTGTTATGTCCTCTACACCCCACTGTACTTCAGTGCCAGTGTATATTCCGTCTTTGTTTATATCAGTCATTGTTTCCATTCCCTTTATCGTTTCCAATTACCTCTGAGTTGTCCCAGTCTCGAACAACCTCAATGGGTACGTGGTAGTAGTCCCCTGTCACGGGATCTCGCCACGTCTCTATCTCACCTGCATATGTTTCCTCTTTGTATTCGAGGCGGTCAATGATTTCTGGTTTCATGTGGTATTTCTTATTCATTTGGTAGTGTGGCTGACTAGTAGAACGATATCATCTTCTACTTCCTGTTCATTCTCTTCTAGGCAATCGCCACATATATCGCAGAAGTTGTGTTCTTCCTCAGTCATTTGCTTATCGCAAAACTCGCAGTTATATTCCTCGTTCATAGTGTGTCTGATTTAGGGATTCGAAAGAAGTGGATGCACACATCGGTTGTATCAAGCATGGCTTCACCTCGGTAAAAGATATCACCAACAAAGTCAGCCCACTCGTCCATCGGCATCGACTCAGTAGTTCCATGAATGGCATCGGTAGCTTCCTTGATGCACCCTATGTCTGTGGGTAGGTACTCACCATCGTACATGGCTTCGCAGTCTAGCTGATTCCACATCAGCCATTCTCGTGTACTGCCGTTAGCAGAATCAGGTTTGTCTGTATCCCATAGAGGGTTGACCTCAACTATTTTGAGTATCTCTTGTTCACACTCTTCTTCATTCATTGTGATGATGTCCTGTGTGCCGTCTGTATGGGTGATTACCTCTTCGTGCTCACCCTTCATCAGGAGAGCAAGGATTTTAGCCTTGTGTTCCTTGGCTTGTTCAAGTGTCTTGAAGAACTGAACTGTGGTATCGGAGTAGCCATCGGCTATTCCACATACTCCATGTATGGATGCATATAATTTCATGTGATTGAGATTTTGAAGTTGGCAACATTGCCGATACAAAGATACGATATTAAAACACCGATGTCAAATTTAATCTGTAACTAACTGAAAATCAATGTATTTGAATAGCAGCTCGCTTGCTTCTTTTAATTCCTTTCGCAGTTCAGGTGAGTCATTCTCCATGAGCACGGGACAGGTGGACTGAAACTTTAGCTTGTGTGCTTGGTTGTAAATTTCATCCGTTGAGTGTGCATCTAAGTGATCGAGTATCGCCTGAGGCAATTCATGACCGATGTGTTGTTCGAAGTTTGTCATAGTCGTGGTAAAAAGTGTTCGTCGTCTCGTAGCATACCGAACACATCGTGTACGATATCCTGTGCATTGATGAGATTGTTTTCTTGCGCCATCGTTTGGATGCGCTCTGCCCAATCAGCTACGGCAGTGAAGGTTTGTTCAGTCATTTTCAGTTGTATCATTGTCTTGGTTTTCTATTCGTCCAATAAACTCGTCGTGGATTGTGAAGATGGCGTCCTTGATTTTACCCTTGCCACCCTTGAGTCCGAAGTACTTCTTCACGTCACTTATCTTCCAGTGTCGGTTAGGCTTCATGTCATAATCTGCATACAGCCTGATGTCGCGCTTGGTGAGCATGAGATTGTATAGGCATCTCGGTACGTCATTGTTGTTTATGTTCAACATTTTTCGATTTTCGTCATGCAACTCCACCCAGAATGGGGCGTTTGCATCTACATTCTTCATGAAGGCTAAGGCTTGCTTGGTTGTCATCATTGTCCTTTAATTTTTAGGTTAAAAATTGTGCCGTCAAAGGCGTTCTCTAGTCGTGTCTTGTTACCGCCATCAGCCTTCATCCATGCTTCGATGAGTGCTGCTTCGAAGCCACCTGCATAGGGCAGCCTGGCATTGAGCCTGTCGTATTGTTCTTGTGGTCTGTTCATGTGTTTGAAATTTTGAATTAGTAGCGATAGCGGGAGTCGAACCCACTCTGAACCGTGTCCGCCCCTCTGCCGAGGTTATCGAAGGCTGTCTTTTGAACGTTTCAGGATAGGTTAAACCCACCAAGACCTTCGAAGCGAATCGTTGCCGATGCCATTCCCTGTGTTCATGCAGGGTCATCATCGCTATGTTTCGGGGAGGGTGTACATCTCAACCTGCACACCCCCACCTACCTTGATTCGTTGTACCCACAAGGTATCGGGCAACCCTACTTGTAAGTTTGACTACACCTCAGTAAGGTGTTTGGTGTAGCCGAGTGTGTAATGAGCCGTAGACACGCCATATAGCCTACGTTTGCAGTGGTTGGTTTCGCCTAACTCACACTCATTGGGAATCTTTATGACAGGAAGTCAGTGACGTTGAGCTGTGCATCCTCGATGCGCAACTCTTGCATTTCGTTTGCATGGTTTAGCTTCTTAGTAAACCACAGCTTGAACTCCATCATATCCTCACCATGACAACCCCATGAGCCATTCTTGATGATGCTTCTGCGGTGTCCGTTTTGATCGTACAGGACGAGGAATGCATAGATGTATGGAGCGTTCCTTGCTCCGCCCTCTTCGAGTCGATACTCGATAGCTATCTTTCGATTTCCACCATCTATGAAGGTGTTCGTTAGTATGGACTTGTGGTTGTCGGGGTTGGTTCCGATTACTTCCAGTCTGTCCCATGCACCCAGCAAGTGGGTTAGTTTGTTGTGTGTGCTTTTCATGTAATTGAGATTTTGATTAGTGCCGATTGGCTTTGCAAAGATACAACATTTAAACCCTGTTGTCAAGTTTTTTTTTCTAAGTCTCTGACTTACAATGTTTTAGAAGGGTAATTCCTCTGCCGTTAGTAGGAACTCGTATCGCGCTTTGTCCAGGTAAGCATAGGCATCTACATCCCTGCCTTGCGCCCACACTGCCAGACCTGTCTTTGCGTAGTGTACGCATCGCTCGCTCTTGATGGCTTCACCCTTGCGAATCATAATTTCAAATGTGCTTCGTGTCATGATATACTAAAATTGATTCGATTTGAGGACTCACTTCATTGAGAAACCATGTAGCCACGCGGCTTTCAGCTTCATCCAGGTCTTCGAGGTATCCGAGTTGGTCAACCTCTCCATCATCGCCCACTTCAGGATCAAAATAAGCTGACTCGTAAACAGCCTCATCAAAGGCATCACGCAACTCGTCATCGCTTACAGGCTTGCCTGCCTCCTTGTATGAGCATAGCATATAGAACTTCTTTTCTTTGTGATTATTCATAATTTCTCGTCTTGGTATCTGTCATGCTGTTCGTCCGCTTGGTCGTAGTAATCGCGCTCCTCGCATTCGTCATCTGACGGGTAGTCGTACCCTTCTCTCCATGTACTCATTTGATTGAAGTTTCGAAGTTTGGGACTCCCAAGGTGTATCCTCGTCGAGTGTCATGTAGCATGAGCATGGGCTGCATTTCTACAGGTTCATTGATGCCCCATATATCCTTGTCATCTGTGATGACTCCTTGCTCCTTCAGGTAGACATATGCTTGCCCTACGATATCGCCTATAGCATAGTCGTATGAGAGCCACTTGGTGACGTTGTTACGTTCGTCCTTGATTCTAACCCTAGCACCTTTGGTGTTGGTTGGACTGAAAAACTCGATGTGCAAGGCACGGAGTCGGGGTATGTGATTTGTAAGATTCATGTGTTTGAGATTTTGATTTGACACAGACGCTTCGCAGCGTTTCGACCACTCAGGTCTCGTCAGTGTGCCTGACTATTGAGTCTGTGGATTTCATCGAGGAGCCACCACCTCTGCTCGTCAGTGAACGCCCCGTACGTCTGAAGCTGACGCTGCTCGAAGTACTTTGCTTTTTCCATGTTCTGCTTGAACATGTGGTAGGCAATCTTGGGTAAGTACCCGTTTTCGTATTTGCTCATGTGATTGAGATTTTGATTGATACAGACGCTTCTCAGCGTTTCGTCCATGCAGGACTCATCAGTGTACCTTGGGTGCTTCGTCCCACTCGTCCTTGGGTATGTCATGCCAGTCTGTCCAGTACATCATTTCATCTTCGAACGCTTCGTCCAGTGTAGCGTAGTCGTAATTCTGACAGATGCGGAGTGCATCCTTTTCATACTTTACGTAGTAGAATCCAAGACCTTCGAAGTACCAACCCTCGAACATAGGTTCGTTGGTGATTGTGCAGTAGCGGGGTGCTTTTTCCATGTGTGAGATAATTGAGATTTTGATTTGGAAGACGATGCAAATATACAACATTCAAACACCGAAGTCAAATTTATTTTCATTTCCTCAGTGTTTACAGGGGTTTCAGAGCCATCGGTTTCGTATGGTGACCCATATGATAGCCTGCAACTCGTAAGGCTTGTACCCCATGCTCCGTGCTAGCTTGCAGAAGTGCACGCTCAGTCGGTCGTATTGCAGGGGTGTTACGCTCGTCTGTACTTCCTTGGGTGTCTGCGATGTGGTCACGAAGGCACGAAGCATCCACTTGTCAATCGTAACAACAGACTCATCCATCATACCCACATTGAGGGCGAAAGCGTGAGTTTTTCTAGCCTTGCGGAGCATTTCGATATCTCCGCTCAAGATCGCCCACGCCCTGCGTTTGTTGCTAGTGTATGTGCATACCTTGACAGACTCCATGGATTCACCATTCACGAAGGCTTGGATGAGATTGAATGCATCAATCTTGTTACGCTCCCACTTGTTGTTAGGTGAGAGTGCGCTGATGACTGCAGCCGCCACGACCTTGGATATGTTGAACGTTACCGATAGGTACTCAGCAAACTCCATGGCTGAAGCATACCATGCTTTACCCTCTCGGATTTCGTCCTCCGTCGCACGCCCCGTCCACGATTTAACGTGAGCGGTGACGCGCTTCAGTGGGTATGTGCTTAAGCTATTCATATTCCTTAAGGTATTCTTGAAATTCAGCGATTAACTCATTGGCACTTTTATTGTCGTTCAGGTACTCATGCCTGTCACCAGTCCAATGTGCGGCGCGGCGCAGTAATTCCACGCCTTCAAGGGGGTTATCTTGATTTTTCATGCTTCGAAGTTCATTGTGAGCTGCTCAGCTTCTAGAAGCGTAGCTTCTAATTCAGCGTTGGCGGCTTGGATTTTAGAACGTCGGACGCCTTCCTCAGGTGTCTCACCAGGCAGGAGCTTGAGTGCTAGCTGCTCACGCTTGGCTGCCTTACGCTCCACCACAGGCACTTCCATTCGAGGCTCGAAGGGTTGAGCCTCTTTGCCAGTGAGAGCGTGAACAACCTTCGTTTTCTTGACCTTACCAACCTTGTTGGCAGTCGCAGTCCGTGCTTGTGCTTGCTCAAGCCCATCCTCGCTTGAACGCTTGGGTCGCTTGACAGCCTTCGTTGACTTTGCAGGCTTGGAAGCCTTTACAGGCTTTTTCTTACGCTTAGGCTGGATTGACATCTGGTAATCCAAACTGAAATTGTAAGGCTTCGTAGGCTCAGGGTCTGGGACGTCATGGGAAAGGATGAGAGCAACAAGTTGCTTTTTAGTCATCTTCATGAGTCGCTGCTCGTCGGTCATCGCAGGCTTGGATGCCTTGGTTGCCTTGGGTGCCTCTGTGGGCTTCGCCTTCCGCTTGGGCTTGGGTGTCTGAGCCGCTCGCTCTGCAGCGTATCGAGCCTTGTTAGCTGCCTTTCGCTCAGCTTTAGTGAACTTGCGCCCCGTCTCAGGGCAGTGGGTTGGGGTGTATGTCTGCTTTGACATGTGATATGGGATTTAGATGAACCAACTTCGGTGTCGATTCGGGGCAAAGATATATCATTCAAGGACCTTTGTCAAGCACTATTTTCGAAATCCTAGCAAATACAGGGGTTTCAGAGGCAAATTTTTTGGTTTTGGCTCAGACATGGGGCTGCATCACGACGCATAATGACGCATCATTAGGGGTCATGTGTGGGTCATATGTGGGTCATGTGTGGCGGTGCGTATTTCATGGATGTGTACCTACGTGAGTATCGGTTCGATTTTTGTGTTTTTAATTAGGGGGTGATTGTTCGTGTTTCCTCACTGACTAACGTAGTTAGAAATGCTAATACAAAGCTGTATTGCTAACAACAAAAGCTGAAAACGTAGGCGAAAACTGCACGGGGTATACCCCACGGGGTTTACGCAGGTCGTTTCTGATGTGTGTACGCTACGTGTGTATATATATATAATCCCCGAGATCTGTGTTACGCACCTTTTTTTCAGGCATGCTTCACCGAGGCTATTTCATCGAAACACACTTAAAATGCTGTTTATCAATGCCTTGCTGGGTTCAATTAAACTGCTTTATAGGCTTGACTTTGTAAGAAAAAAGTTGTAACTTAGCCAAACCTTGTTAGCGATAAACCTTCGAAGCTGTTTTATACCTACGAAGCTGTCTTTAGGATTACTTATGTAAGTAATAAATCAGTAGCTCCGAAGCGTCATTCAAACTAATGAAGTTGTGAAGGCACAAAAACTGTATTAATTATATTTGCAGTATGAGAGTCAAGAAGAGCGGACGGAGAGAGAAGTCCCGACTCAAGAAAAAGAAATAACTTATATTTGCGTCATGAGATCATTAAGACGAAATGGGGACCCTATAAAGGAATCATCAGCGGACCCCAGAAGAGCCCCCGAAACAGCTTATGGCGGTAGCTCAATTAATCCTGGATCTAATAAGATGATCATGGATCTCATCGCTAGAACTAAAGCTGGTGAGTTTGATGGACAGCTCCCAAGCGGGAAGGTTGACACAGCTGATCCTTTGTTTGATTTACTTAGCCTGGGTTCTGGTCAGCTTGGCGTAAGAGCTATAAAGAGAGGTGTTGGTGAGGCAGGTGAGGCTGTTGCAAAGCAAGCAGCTAAAGGTGTTAAGCCATTTACTAGAATGAAGGGTGACCTCGATCTTAATAGAAGAGAGTTAGATGCTTTGCTTGTTAAGTACGAAGATGCGTATGATGATTTATCAGACTTTAAGAGTTGGTTTTCTTCTAACAACAAGGGTGTGGCTGCAAATTCAGATAACTTTTTGTTAAATAGAAGAGAACAATCACTAAGAGAAGCAGAAGATCAGATGTCCAAGTATGGTCTTACCATAGAGTCCCTCAAAAAAAGACTATCTGAATTAACAAAGGAATCTTATTAATTATGGCAACTCTAAAGGTTACAATCAAAGAAGAACTAGTCCTGAACGGTAAGGATATAGGGAACAGCAATTACATCGCTATACCAGGGGTTAATAATTCAGAGCACAGGGTTGTTACCCTGCCTCAGGATGCCGAGAAGAGCTTACTTCTATTGGACTCTGCTGTCGCGGCTGGTACTATAATTACTAGCTCATTGAAGTTTCTCAGGTTTACTAACCTAGACCTATCTAATAATATACAGATTAGGTTCGTTACAGACACCGATGGGGATCAATACTCTGTTCTAGTAGAGCCAGGCGAGAGCTATATACTCGGTAATGATTCTATGTTCGCTGAGTCAACCACATCAACAGAAAACCCCACATTAGAGAATGCGTCTAGCATCAGCTCAGGTATGTTAAACATAGAGGCTATATATGCTATGGGTGTTGGATCTGATTGTGAACTAGAAATGTTCTTAGCTACATCGTAATGAATATCAAAAAAAAATACAGCAAAGGAGGTCTGTACTCACTACTAGCTGATGGAGGAAAGCCAGACTATCTAGATCTTGATAAGGACGGTGACAAGAAAGAGCTCATGAGGGATGCATCTAAAAACATGGCTCAGGGAGGTAAAGTATATAAGTATGGGGGTGTTAATAGTGATCCGAAATCAGATAAGATTAAGCTATTAAAACAACAGCTTTCAGCCGCTAAGACAAGTAGGTATGCTACTGAAGAAGATAGATTAAAGGATATCGCTATGATAGAGCGTAAGATCCGAGATCTTGGGAAGTAAAAACTACTTCAATCCGAGGCTTAAGCGGATCAACCCTGCGTATATTGCAGAGAAGAATAAATTCAATGAGGTTAAGCAAAAATCTAACGCTAAAAGAAGTGGTGAATTCAAACACCGCGACGCGAAGGGGGATAGACAACACCCCAGATCAATGGGCGATACATAACCTACAGGCTGTAGCTGATAATATATTTCAGCCAATTAGAGATCACTTCGGTGTACCCATTGGGATTACCTCTGGATTCAGATGTAAAGAGTTAAACAAAGCCATCGGGGGGAGTAAGTACTCTCAGCATATGATCGGGGAGGCGATTGATATAGATGCCGATATTCACGGTAAGATATCTAACTCAGATATATTCGACTATATAAAGTGCAACCTGGAATGGGATCAACTCATATGGGAATTTGGGGATGACGAAAACCCTAACTGGGTTCATGTCTCATACAAAGAATCAGGAGGTAATAGGTGTCAAGTAAAGAGGGCATTCAGGGACACAAGAGGGGTCTACTACAGTAATATCTGATCAAACAGATAGTATTGTTTTTCGTATATTTGCCAACCCTAAAAACTAACAAATATGCGAGAGAAAGAAGAAGACTTCAATGTGGATTTCCTAGACACGGAGAGAGTTAAAGCGACCGAAGAGAAGGTCAAGAGCGGTAAGATTACCTGCAACATACACGCACCAGAGGGTTGTGAGAATTGCAGTGGTTAAAAGCTGTTGTAGAACCTCTGAACTGCCATCCTGCCTTTCTGGGATAGCGCATACCTAACTCGATAGTTATACTTAGTCTCATCCCTGAATAGGTGGTCATCAGCTACCTGTGACGGGGTGAGCTTATCGAAGTGTTTGTATATGTAGTCGCTCGACATAAGTGGATATATAATCCTGTCCGCAAGTCCCCCCCAAGAGTATCCGTACTCCTCTGCTGCCCAACTTATAGTGAAGAACTCCAGATCATAAACGAACAGCATAAAGTAAAACTGAGCTTTCGTAAAGCCATCGTTCTTCTCCATAAAATTCTTGACTACATTTCTTAAGTTCTTTAGGTGGTTTTTACCTAAATACTTTTCTGGTAGTTTAGAGTGCTCTCTAAACAGTCTTGATTTCTTTACTGTGGATTTAGGCATCTGAATTGTGTCGTATATTTGATTCAAACAAATTTACAACCATGAGCTCTAACGAAACTCTTTTCTTCGCCGAGATGTACTCCTTAGTAAAAAAGATGGAGGATACCATACGTGAATTCAAGATGGAAGATAGAACCCTGGCATCAGTTGTAGTCGGTGTTATTGACCTGGACGCTATAGAGATTGGTGACGAATCTGCAGAGATGAAAACCATGTACAGCTTCAACCTAGAAAGCAGGGAGGAGCTGGAGACTATTAAGAACATAATGGACTCTACCTATAAAGAAGATGACCAAGACTCTTTGGATGACCTACTGGGTGACCTGGGAATATCATTAAATTAACTATGGAAGGACTTATTAGAAAGATCGTTATAGGGGAGGACCCTAAGAACGGTATGGCATACTATGTAGGTATGCGAGCAGGCTTAGGAAATGTTAGCTCTATCATACTAGACGAAAGACATCTGCACGATTACTCAAGTACAAGATACTTGGTTTATATCAAGACAGAAAATGACGTACTTTTGTGGAAAGCAGTGGATAGTATGCCCTGCATAGTTGAGTACGATTTAAATTTTTAATTGATGCGAACATTTGATTTGTTTGTGGTTGAGCTCGAAAAGACGCTCGACGACACAATCACGACCGATAGTGGTCTAGAACTTTATGTAGATACCAGATTCAATGAATTCGAAAGAAGAATTACAGAAGGCCCCGTTGTGGCTACGCCTTTTAAACACGATACAGGAGTCAAAGTGGGTGATACTCTTTACTTCCACCATCTCGTTGTTGTTAATGATGGTCAGCCTCTTACTGGTGAGGATAATCACTACCTTGTACGTTTCGATCCTGATAACGTCGTTAACAATCAAGCTATCGCTTACAAGTCTAAAGAGACTAATGAGATACATCCGCTGGCGGGGTGGGCACTTCTCAAGGGAGTGGAAGAAGAAGAAGAGCCAGAGTCAACTATTATCGAAGTTATTAAACTCAAGGATAAGCCTGTCACGAAAGGCGCAGTCGCATTTAAAGCGCCTTGGGTGGATGAACTAGGATTAGAGGTGGGTGATGTGGTAGGTTTTAAAAAGAACCTTGACTACCGCATAAAAATAGATGGGGAGGAGTACTACAGAACTCCAGCAGATCGCTTACTTTACAAGGAAATTTAATTGATATGTTTGAAATGGATAAAGACCACCTCTGGCATTTGCTAGAAGAGGAGGAGTGCTTGCTTGCTGATGGATTTGACGATGCTGTTATAGGTATTAGCCATCAAGCTCACGATGTTTCACGAGCCGTTTATGATATAGGTAAGATCATTGCCGTCCTTTGCGAGGATGATGAGATGACCGATGAGGATGCTATGGAACATTTTGAGTACAATATAGCTGGGGCGTATGTAGGCCCTAAGACCCCGATATTCGTATTTGGCTATGGCAAGTAAGTTCACCACTGTAAGTGCAGCTAAGAGGCTCATGCAGAGTATGGAGGAGGCTATAAACAATATGATTGAGGAGATAAAGAAGCCAGTTGATCCAGAGGCGGGAGGGTCTGCGCGTAAGGCCGAGCTCCAATCCATAAAGCAAACTGCTATCGACTGTAAAGAGCTTTTGGTGGAGCGCCAGAGGCTAGAACAAATGGTTAAAGAACTAAACAACAATGGGGAAATCGAACAAGCCAAAGACTACTCAGGAGGATTCGCAGAAAGATTCTCAAAATGAAGCCAGCGGACTTATCTATTGGGATGACTATAACTTTGATAATCAGAACAATACGGCATGTGACTTAAAGGTAAACTTTAAGCTCTCTTAGCTCAGTTGGTTAGAGCGTCCGACTCATAATCGGCAGGTCCCAGGTTCAAGTCCTGGAGGGAGCACTCGCACCAGTAGCTCAGTTGGATAGAGCATCTGCCTTCTAAGCAGACGGTCACAGGTTCGAGCCCTGTCTGGTGTACTAATTTAATTGAAATGAAAAAACCAACAGTCTGTCTTAGTATGATCGTTAAGGACGAAGAGAAGGATATCGAGAGATGTCTGAAGAGCGTCTATAAGTATATCGACTACTGGGTCATCATAGATACAGGTTCTACGGATAAAACCGTCAAGAAGATTAAATCTCTGATGAAGAACAGATTCAAAGTTCCTGGAGAGATACACGAGCGCCCATGGGTGGACTTCTCTCACAATAGGAATGAGTCTCTAGAGATCGCAGAGACCAAGGGGGATTACGTTATGTTTATGGATGCGGATGATATATTCATTCCAGAGAAGTCTTTCTCAATGAATTTCTTAAGTGATAAGTATCAAGCATACCACTCTTACTTTAAGATACATTCAAGTAAGTTCAAAAGATGCCTTATAGTTGATTCCTCTATGGGTTGGAGGTATAAAGGGGTCATGCATGAACATATTGTCATTCCCAAGAATTCTAATCAGGCGATAATTCCAAATCTATTTATTGAGGCCAATGCCTCCCCCCTTAAACGCTTCCCTACAGAGAAGGAGAAGTACTTAAATGATGCTAAGATTATAGAGGAGGATTTATTGAAAGACCCTGAAAATACTAGAAGCTGGTTTTATCTAGCTCAGTGTTATGGGGATGCTGGTGAGCCTGAGAAATCCATGGAGGCTTACGTGAAAAGATCATCAATGGGAGGATTCAGGGAGGAAGTATATCTTTCCCTATATAGGATAGCTTTGAATATGATTGAGTTGAACAAACCAAAGATCGAGGTTATTGAAGCCTTATCTAAGGCTTGGGAGTATATGCCTTACAGGAAAGAGGCTCCATCTGCTCTCATGAGCGCACTGATCAAGGATGGGAGGAACTTCTTGGCTTTTACTTATGGGGACATGACAGTAAAGTCCATCCAGGTATTCGGAGAGAGTAAGGAGCTATTTGAGATGGAGCAAGCCACCAATGATATGTTTCCGAGGTATTACGGTCTTGCAGCTGAGAAGTGCGGATTCTATCCCATCGCTGTGGCCTCATATAAGATCCTGCTTAAGAATAATCCAGATACGATAAAGTCAAAGGAGCTTCAAAAGAAAATTAAAGAATTAGAAGAGAAATGTTCAGTGTAGTAATACCCACTATGTGGAGATCAATGAGGCTCCTTGGAATGTTACATAGGCTTTATAATAGCAATTATGTGGATGAGATCATTATTATAGATAACGACAAGGATTCAAGGTTTTCTTTCGATAATAAAAAGATAAAGCTGTTAGAACAGGACGAAAACATATTCGTAAATCCAGCTTGGAACCTGGGCGTCAATGAATGCAAGAATGAAAACATATGCATATTAAACGATGACGTCACATTTGATGTTGACGAGGTATTTAGTACGGCAACACGGTTTCTGTCGGACCACCCATCATCATGCTTGGGTGTTCACCCAGTGAGTTATCAGGGCTATAATGATAGCATTAAGGTTGCGGAAGGTAGCAATATAGGCCATGGGTGGGGGTGCTGCATATTCTTAAGGAAAGAAAACTGGGTGGATATCCCAGAGGATCTAAAAACTTGGTTTGGAGATAACTGGATTGTGGACAATCACGAGAGCTCTTTCTCTGCTGTATTTAGTATTTCTACGGAAATGTCTACTACGAACAACTCTATATCGAACATCAAGGAAGTACAGGAAAATGACATAAAAATATGGACAGAATTAATTTTAACTTAGGGGAATACGATTTTGTAAGCTTAGTAAAGAAGAGATTCAAAGTAGATGACTTGTCTTTGATATCGGATCAGTTTAATCTTTTTAAAAGAAACAACGATCAGTCTACTAGTTACCACAAGGAGTTTTACTCTTTAGCTAGGGAATTTTCTTTTCAGGATTTATACAGAAGGTTTATATCTGAGGTTATCTACCCATTATATGATGAGCCCATCGTGTATCAATCTATACCTACTTTTAGGGTTTGCCTTAAAAACAATATAGCTGTAGGCGAGTTCCATAAAGACAAGCACTACAGAGATGTTGATTGGGCTGTTAAAGTAAAGGAGGATAATTATTTTTTGCCTTTGACCGAGGCTTTTGACACCAATACTATATGGGTTGAATCAGAGGAAGATAAAGGTGATTTTTCTCCAATGGTTTGCTCTCCTGGGCAATTCTATAAGTGGGACGGTTGCAACTTAAATCACGGAAATAAGCTAAACCAAACAGGCAAGTGTAGGGTGAGTTTTGATTTTAGAGTTTGCAGAAAATCAAATTTTATACCTCTAGACAAGAACACGATAAATACATCGATGAAGTTCGACATAGGCGGTTACTACAATGAGTTTTTTTATGAGCAAAATGAATTTAATTGACGTAGAAGGATATGAAACTAAAGGGATTAAGATCGACCCTAGCGGTACAGAGGGAGAGCATGTCGAACTCCACGGGATACTCGTTGTACTACCAAAGAAACCGAAGCGATCTGAAATCCTCTTCCATGACAAAGCAAAGGAGTTGCAGATGTGGGAGCGCATTCCTATGCCCCAAGAATTGCAAAGGATACGCAGCATGGATGAGTGGCTCGAAAAGCCTGCCGAGTTTCGGAAAAAGTTTCGTTCTTACATCGAACAAGAGTTTCAGCGTAGGCGTGACGGTGTATGGTTTTACAATAATGGGGAGCCTACGTATATTACAGGGAGACATTATATGTTTCTACAATGGTCTAAAATTGATATCGGATACCCATCATACCTTAATTTCCAAAGAGAAATCTTTACTCACATGGCTGCTTGTGAAGCTGATCCTCGTTGTTTCGGTCAGCTTTATACTAAGTGCCGTCGCTCTGGCTACACTAATATATGCTCTGCTGTACTCGTTGATGAAGCTACGCAAGTTAAAGAGAAGCTTCTTGGCATACAGTCGAAGACTGGTAAGGACTCTCAGGAAAACATATTCATGAAGAAGGTGGTTGCGATATTTCGTAGCTACCCATTCTTCTTTAAGCCTATTCAGGACGGTACCACAAACCCTCGTATGGAGCTGGCATTTCGCGAGCCATCTAAGCGCATCACAAAGAACAATAAGACCTCTCAGCGTGGGGATGCATTGAACTCAGTTATAAACTGGAAGAACACCACTAACAACGCATATGACGGTGAGAAGCTTCACATGCTGTACCTAGATGAGGCTGGCAAGTGGGAGAAGCCTACCGACATCAGGGAGGCATGGAGAATTGAAAGAACCTGTTTGATTGTAGGTAAGAAGGTCATAGGTAAGGCGCTTGTAGGTAGTACGGTTAACCCAATGAGTAAAGGAGGGGATGAGTACAAGGGTCTCTGGGCTGATTCTGACACCTCAGAAAGAAACAACAATGGAAGGACTAGGTCTGGACTATACAGAATATTTATACCAGCTTATGAGGCTTTAGAAGGCTTCTTTGATGTTTACGGAAATGCTATCATAGAGGATCCCTCTCAAGGCATACACATACATGGTATAGATGGTGATATCGTAGATCAAGGCAGTAAGACGTACCTGAAGAATGAACGCAAGTCCTTCAAGGATGATCCCTCTGAGCTTAATGAGATAATCAGGCAGTTTCCTTTCACGGAGGACGAAGCCTTTAGAGACAGTATCGAGGGTAGTCTATTTAACATAGGTAAGATCTATCAACAAATAGAAAGTAACGACGACCTATACCCTAACCCAGTGATACAGGGTAACTTTATATGGAGGAAAAAGGACGAGGAGGTGGCTTTCTCTCCAGACCCTAATGGTAGGTTTAGAGTTGCCTGGATTCCACCAGATCATCTGAAGAATAAAAGGTCTGACAATAGGGGTAAGCCTATCCCACCGAACGCTCACATAGGCTGTGGTGGCGTTGACTCTTACGATTTAGACGCCACGGTTGATGGGAGGGGATCAAAAGGTGCTCTTCATATGTACAATAAGTTTAGCATGGATGCACCCCCTAACATGTTCGTGGCTGAGTATGCATCACGTCCAGATCTTGCCAGTATATTCTACGAGGATGTCTTAATGTGTGCTTTCTTTTATGGGTACCCTTTACTTATAGAGAACAATAAGTACGGCATTGCAAGGTACTTTGAATCAAGAGGTTACGATGGTTACCTTATGGATAGACCCGATCATTTAAAAACAGGTAACTCGTCAGTAAGTGTAAGAACAAAAGGCATACCATCTAACTCGCAGGATGTCATACAGTCTCATGCTCACGCTATAGAAAGCTACATTCACGATCATGTTGGTGTAAACATAGAGACTGGTGAAATCGGAAAGATGTATTTTAACCGAACCTTAGAAGACTGGATAGGATATAAGATAGACAAGCGAACTAAGTTTGACTTAACTATCAGTTCTGGGTTGGCCCTACTCGCTGCTCAAAAAGTAAAGAAAGAGAAACCTAAATCTAACTTCTCTGACAAGCGCTTTTTCAGGAGATATAAGGTCTAATACGGATTTATTATATTTGCAAAATACGCATACATTGCAATAGAAACATGAATAATCAATACAGCAAGAAGAAGGGAACTTCTTTTCCAGATCCGTTGGCGGAAACTTCGAAGAAGGAAAGCAATGAATATGGTTTGCAGTATGCTAAGGCGATAGAATCTCAATGGGGGAAAAGCGACGAAGCAAACTCCATACATGGGAAACGAACGGCAACTTTTGAGAGAAGCAGGGATTACGCTAATGGCGTACAAGACACAAACATATACAAAAAGCTTCTTAGGTCGTTAGATCCAAATGACGGTGATGGTGGTCTACTTAACTTAGATTATACCCCAGTACCTATATTGCCTAAGTTCGTTCGAGTAGTAGTCAACAAGATACTTTCAAAAAATCCATACCCTAACTTAGAGGCCGTTGATCCGCTTTCTTCGTCTGAAAAGAACAGAAATAAGAAGAGGATTGAGATGCAAGTAGCTGCTAAAAAGCAGCTCATGGAGCTTAAGAAGAAGACTGGTTTGGTTATGGACATCGACCCAGAGAATCTCCCAGATTCAGAGGAGGAGACAGAGATATTTTTAGGCACTAACGTAAAGACTGATGCGGAGGTGGCTGCTCAGATAGCTACTAACATGACGCTATCCTGGAATGATTTTAATGACAGCATATTCAGGAGGTGCGTTAACGACCTTGTTGCTTTAGGAATGGCTATCACTAAGAGAAGCAATGACCCTAATGAAGGTATTAAGACTGAGTATGTTGATCCCGTAAACTTCATACATAGCTACACTGAGGACCCTAACTTTAACGACTTGATTTATGCGGGTCACATAAAGAGGATATCCATACAGGAGCTAAAGAGAATTTCTGCTGGAGAGTTTGAGGAGAGTGAATTCAAGGACATAGCTACTAACGTAAGAAATAAGAATGGCAATAATGCCGCTTACTTAAACTCATCTAGCTACAACAATAAGCTTCAACGAAATGAGTACGGGTACGATGAGTACATGGTTGACGTACTTGATTTTGAGTTTGTCTCAGTGGATTGCATATACTTCGAGGAAAAAGAGAACAGGTTTGGTAACACCAATATGTTCATGAAGGGATTTGAATACACACCTAAGGAGGGGAGTGTGTACGAGAGAAACCCTCACAAAATGGAGGTGTCCACTATCTATGGGGGTAGTTTTGTTTTAGGTTGTAATAAGATATTTAATTACGGAAGAACCAAAAACACACCTAAGAATCTCCAGGACATATCGAAGTCTAGGATGTCTTACTCTGTTGTCTCAACCAATATTCGGAATATGATGCCGAAGTCGATGGTAGACAGCTGCACTGGTTTTGCAGATATGCTACAGTTGACTCACTTGAAGATTCAGCAGGCGATTGCCAAGGCTAAGCCAGATGGACTTATTATCGATATAGAGGGGTTGGAGAATGTACAGCTAGGCAAGGGTGGTGAACTTGAACCACTAGATCTGCATGATATCTACGAACAGACTGGTGTGTTTTACTATAGGAGTAAGAATCCAGAGGGTGGATTCCAGAACCCTCCAGTAAGAGAGATAGGAAATACTATCAGAAACATAAACGAGTTAATCGGTCTTTACAATCACTACTTACGTATGATTCGTGATGCGACTGGAGTGAATGAAATGATGGACTCTTCCACTCCGAAGGGTGATACATTAGTTGGTGTTCAGCAGAATGCAATCGCTGCAGGCAACAATGCGATATATGATATTACAAACGCCTCCATGGTTCTTTACAAGAAGGTCTGCGAGGATGTAGTAAAGTGTCTTCAGATACTGCCTCCAGATTCTGTAATATTCAATGCTTACAGTAATGCTGTCGGCCAAGAGAACATGTCGGTGATATCATCTTTTAGTGACTTACCTATGTACAACTTTGGTGTGCAGGTGGTTAAAGAGATGGAGGACAAGGATAAATCTTACCTAGAGCAGAACATTCAGATCTCTCTTCAGCAGAAAGAGATTGATATAGAGGATGCAATTGCTATTAGAAATATGAAGGATGTGAATCAAGCTGAGAGGCTTCTTGTGGTTCGTAGGAAGAAGCGTATTGCTATTAATCAGCAGATGGCTATGCAGAACTCACAACAGCAGGCTCAGATTCAGCAGCAATCAGCTATGGCTACTTCACAAGCAAGACAACAAGAGATGCAAATGCAAGCTCAAATTGACTCCCAGAAGATGCAGCTCGAATCTCAGTTAGAGGCTCAGCTAGAGCAAGTGAAGCATGAGTTCAGGAAAGAGATTGAAATGATTAAAGCTCAGGCCTTGCTTGGTGTTCGATCTGATGATCAGGAATTCAAAGAGAAGCTTGAGGTCCTAAAAGAAGACAGAAAGGATAAGCGAGTTAAAAAGCAATCTGCAGAGCAAAGCAAGTTAATCTCTCAGAGGGACGGAAAGCGAGGAGAGATACAAGAACCAATCGCTCCTATGATGCCAATGACTCCACAGCAACCACCTCAACAACCACTCATTTAATATGGCTAAGAAAGCAAATTTAGACGTTTCAGAGAAGTTAGATATTTCCTGCAAGAGAGGTGACTCTTTTGAGTTGTTTATAAACCTCAAAGACAGCGAAGGGCTTGACCTTCCTTTATTGTCTGGTGGTTATGAATTTATTATTCAAGTAAAAACACCTAACGCTAGAAGTAGTGGTCCTTCATTGAGCCAACAAAAACGAACCATGATTGCAGCCTCTGCTTTAAAGGAGTCTGAAACCAAAGGTGTGTCTGAAACAAAAGAGGCTAAATCTCCAATCTTTATTTTTGAAGAGATGGATGATATAGGTAATGTCGTTTTAAAATCTACCGCTGAGTCTACATCAAGGCTTCCTGTGGGTAGGTTTGTTTATGACCTACAGTACAAGGTTGATGTTAATGGATTCTCTAAAGTAACAACCATACTAAGGGGGAATTTTACAGTTAAAGAAGATATCTCAACGGCTGTATAATGGCAAAAATTACTGTTAACCTAGAGAGAAAAGGACCTCAAGGGGATAAAGGAGATACTGGAGTTGGCGTTCTATCAACCGTAGATAACGGTAATGGTACGTTCACTATAAATTACACCGATGGTACATCATTTGTAACTTCTGATCTTACAGGGCAACAAGGTGCGGACTCTGTCGTCCCTGGTCCTCAGGGACCACAAGGTCCTCAAGGTGAGCAAGGAGTTGCTGGGCCTCAAGGTCCTAGAGGTCAAGTTGGATCTACGGGTTCTCAGGGGGTTCAAGGACTTAAGGGTGATAAGGGAGATAAAGGAGACACTGGCGCCGATTCTACTGTTCAAGGTCCTCAAGGGGTTACTGGTCCTCAGGGACCACAAGGTCCTCAGGGGGCCGACTCCACTGTTGCTGGACCAACAGGTCCTCAGGGACCTCAAGGAGCTACTGGACCTCAAGGTCCGCAAGGTGCAGACTCTACTGTTGCTGGTCCTACTGGCCCTCAGGGTGATATTGGTCCGCAAGGACCGCAAGGACCGCAAGGTCAAGCTGGACCCTTAGGTATTGGTATTCAAGGTCCTCGTGGTATTACAGGGCCTCAGGGTCCTTCAGGAGATGTGGGCAATTCTGGCATCACAGATTTATCCGACGTAGACACCACTACCACAGCCCCAGCAGACGGCCAGGCATTGGTGTGGAATGACACGAATAGCGAGTGGGAGCCAGGGAGTGTGGGCATTGATGGATTGGTTACTTCATTTGATGGTGACGATATAAGGTCTTGGAGGCCTCGATTGGGTGAATTTGGGGTGGATACATCAGCAGCTGATGACGGCAGCGTAAACCTAGCTTTAGGCGAAGGACACCCAAGAGATCTTTACTTTAAGCCAGACGGAACTAAGTGCTATATAGTTGGTAGCGGAGTTGATGACATCCACGAGGTTCCTCTTG